GGTAAATTGTAGCCCTCAGAGATAAACGTCATTTTTGGTCCGAGGTTCTGGAATGATAAACCCGCGGTGAGGTTCTTTACAGATGTATTGTAAAGCGTGCCGATGTCTATTGCTACTCCGGTGGCGTGTTCTGTTTCTATTTTCTGGAATGGCAAGGCGCGGATAAGAGCAAACCCCGTAAATAATCCCGCCTGTTATAAATGTGGACGTTGAACTTTCACTACCTCCACCACTACCTGTAAGAGTTAAATCAAAAACCATGCCACCTGAATCTTTATAATATAAGTGATTGTCTGAAGATGATGCATACAACGAACCAACACCAGATCCAGAAGTAATGCTAGGTTCGTTTCTTTCTTGAAAAGCAATAACCCCCCCAGACAATATTAAAGATTCATCAGTAGAACCTGTCTTTAATGTCAAACAGCTTGTATCAAAATCAAACACAAAATTACTATTACCGCTCAATTTAGCAGAACCACTAATGACTGCAACTTCGTTAATAAGTCCATCTATTGCTCCGCTAAAGGTTAGATCAAAAACCATACCGCCTGAATCTTTATAATATAAATGATTGTCAGAAGAAGACGCATACAACGAACCAACACCAGAGCCAGAAGTAACGCTAGGTTCGCCTCTTTCCTGAAAAGCTACAACTCCTCCAGACAATATCAGGGATTCATCAGTAGAGCCTGTTTTTAAAGTTAAACAGCTTGTGTCAAAATCAAACACAAAATTACTATTACCGCTCAATTTAGCAGAACTACTAATGACTGCAACTTCGTTGATAAATCCATTTGCTACGCCATTTAAAGTGCCAGTAAATGTACCACTTAGGTTTACAGGTTTTTTTATAATTTGTTGATGAATAGAATTAAAATATTCAACATTTATATTATTATTTTTTTTATTAAAACTCATATTTAAGTTTCTTCAGTAGATTTAATAAATCTACCCCAAATAATCAAATTTTTATTAGCATTATCTGATTGCCCATTTACTTGACGAGCTTCAATTTGTATTTCTTTAGTGTTAGTTAATGGGATATCTATTGGAAAACTTATTTCACGCATAGACAAATCACTATAATCAATTGTTTTTTTATACACCAAATCTTTCAAATCAGCTATAGCAAAACTTCCAGAAGTTCCATATTCAATAACTTGATCAGGAGCAAAACCAACACTCTTTAAAGGACGTCGTTTAACTCTAACTTCAATATCGTCAGAAGTACCAAGAACACCCTTTAAACAATAACAATATAGAGTAACATGATCATATTTTTCAACATTAATAGGAGCACCATTGACAAATGAAGTAGTTAAAATACCAATTTTCTGGCCAGCGGTAAGGTCTCCAAAGCCTTTTGTAGGAATAGAAGTTTTTGATTGCAACGGCCACATAATATGAACAACAGAACCAAAATGTTTAACTTGAATGATAGAATCTTCATCTGAGCCTGCCTGTCCAGAATCAGTAGTTCCCCTAACCAAAAATGGCATTTGGAAAATACCTTCAGAATAAGGAAATTCTGCAACATTAGCCAATACATATCTTTGATAGGGAAGACCTTCAAACTCAACAGGATAAGATATGGAAGTCGCAAGAGTAGAAGGCCCTAAACTAAACGACAAAACCGTTTCACTTAATTTATATAAAATGCTGCGATCGGATTTATCTTCATTTAAAATAATCTCAGGTTTATTTAATATACCGTCAAATGTACTAGCATTATAAATTCTAATTCTTTCACCAAAAGACCAATCATAAAAAGAAGATCCACTAGTTATGGATTTCCTCACAACATAATCAGTAGAACCGAATGATGTAGATAAAAAGTTTAAAAACATGCTGCCAGTAAAATCACTTAAAGAATAAATATCAGTATCAATACCAGAACTAGCCGTCATAGAAACTATATAAGATGCAGAAAAACCCTCATCAGGAGAAAGACGAGAGCGCGTCAAAACACAAACAATATTCGTATTGCCAAAAAAAAGACTTGTAGATGAATGACTTAGGTAAGCAACATTAAAATTGACTCCCCTATCTTCAAATACTATATCATACGGCCCTCCTGGATTAGTATAAGTGTGGAGATCGTCAATTCGTACAAAAAGATTACCTGCCGCCCCATAGCCACTATCACCAGATTTATAGCTTGAACTAACAATTCCAGGAACAAATTTAGCACTAGCACCACTTCTACGATTTCCAATAATAAATACTTGTGAACCATAATTATTAGGCGTACAAACAATAGAGTGAGGACATCCAGACTCTTCGCTACCTTTAAATAAAACACTACCGCTGGGACCATAACTATCGGAACTTAAACTTCCGCTAAACCAAGTGTTGGCCTCTCCGTTTAAAAGACTATAAACCCATTGTAAATTATTGTTAGTTCCAGCAGCACCAGATTCAAAAATAGCATGTACATGCGATCGCATATTTGCAGTCTTGCCAATAGAAAGTTGTTTATAAAAATTTCTTTTAGCAACATTGGGAGTGTAATTTTCTGTACCATTTTTGGTAAATACGTTATAAAACGTTGCACCATCATCAAGTGACTTATCAATATAAAAATTAGAATTAGCTTTATAAGCTATATAGATAGAACCAGTAATGTCTCTATCCGCACCATAAACATATCCACTAGACGATAAAAAACTAGAAGTATAAATAGTGCTCCAATTAATACCAGCATCTGTAGATTTTTTTAAAGCCCATCCACCATAGTCTTCCACACAATAAAAATCATTTCCAGACCCAGTAAAGAAACATACAACTTTATTATAAGAGGCAGCACTATGATGATCTGTTGGAGAAGTAGAATACAATACAGTTCTTTTGAAATACCTAAAACTTCTATCCAGCGCCATTTTAAATCTCCGAAAAAATTCTTCTTCTAACATATGAACTTATTTTAGAATTGTTTGTATTATCAATTTCTTTATATCTTTTTACACCATCATTAGTTAATTCCCTATCGAATTCAACCTTTATATCTTGAAATGTGTAAATATTGTCAGTAGTACAAGTAATTCTCCAGTGAGTATTTGTAATATCATACGTTATTTGAGGTTGCGACTTGTCACTAAAATTATATTTTATTTTTTTCCAATTATCATCTAGTGTTTCAATAATATAAGAACACGCCGAAAGAATATCAACGTAACTTGTAAAATCAGAAGAGTTGTCATCTTTGAATTCTATAGAAAAATCAGAAACATCAAATGCTGTATTTGATGCAGAAACTAACACAGATAATTCTGGATTGAATAATTCTGTAACATTTGTGCTATTCAAAGAATATACAGAATCATTAAAACTAGAATTATTTAATAAAACATTATTTGCATCATAAAGTGTTTGATCTAATTCTAAAGTAGTTGAACCAGTAAGAGCAAAATAACTACCTGTCATAGAATCAAAAGAACTACTTAATCCTCTAATAGCTAATCTAATATGTTTTACAGCACTACTGAAATAATGAGATTGATCTTTTGTAGAATCGGCCACTTTAAATCTAAAAGCATTTCCTAATTTAGGATTCATGAAAAAGTTACCAGAATTAGGAGTTATTGTTTCTATGTTTCTTCTTTCTCTATCTTGAATAGTGTGCCGAGTGACTGAATTTTTATAATTTACCCCAACATTTGGATTGTTTATCGTGTCTTTTTCGTCTCCAGATAATTTTCTTCTAAAGAAATTATTTTCTAGTCTATCTGGATTTTCATCGCCATCGCCAAAATTAAATACAAATTTCGGAGATTTCATACAATCAATAGCAATAGCAGAAGGTCTAGACGTCACTATAAGATTCGGAGCCATTTCACCTCTGTTCTGCTCATAAACAGAATGAGGATAGGTTCCCATAGCAAATTGATCGTAATTATGAATACTTCTCTGCAAAGAACAACTTAAATACAAAGAAGAACTTATAGTATTTTCAGGAATTTCTTTAGGTGTTCTGAAAATAGGATATTTAAACTGATACTTTGGACGTTCAAGAAAATGGCTTTCAACAACCTGTTCGCCACCAATAAATCTTACACGAGCAGGAAGTAATTGTTTGATAGAATTGCTAAGTTTTTTATCAAACCATTTAAATAATTTGAAAAAGTTTGTAAAATTCAAACTATCACTTAACCTGTTAAAATAAATTCTTCGTAAATTTTCTAAGTCTGCATATTCATCTCTGTATTTATTTACAGGAGAACCTATAACTTGGTTTAAAGTATCGAAACTAGAAAATATCTTAGATATATCTTCATTTAAAGAATCGACCAAATTAAATTCAAGAGACACTTCATCAGTATCTACACCAACTTCATCGATTGTTAATTGACTTTTGTTTCGAATACGTATTTTATTATCGTGCCATTTTAAATCTAAAGAAGGGCTAAGATAATTATAATTTAATAGAAATTTCTGATATACATTATCATTAGCAGGAAACAAAGAACCAGTTGCAACAAACCCATTCTGAGAATAATCTTGTACCGGAAAAACTACTCCTGAACTATCAGAAGAAGAATTTTCATTTAATGCCCAATGTGCTTTTAGTGGATTAGGTAATTCTTGAGGATCTCTGATTCCAATACTCTGAAAGTTAAAAGTATGGTCATCCATTTCTGATCCGGTAAGAGCACGAGTCCAAATTCTGTATTCGCCAAAAAATCCCTGAGTCCCATGCTCGAAAATGCTGCCAGAATTAGCTCCCATAACAAAATCATAATCACTTCCAGTAAACGACATAGAAAAATCTAAAGTGCCGCTAAACGAAGCACTAAAACTCAAACTATCAGCATCTAAAACACGAACTTCTATAAACGGAATACCTGAAGATTTAAGGCCAGCAGCCAAATATACAAAATTTCCATCAAAAACAGAAACATTGTCAGACGAAAAAGATTGACCATCGCTAGAAGTTAAAATAAATTTTCCTGCAGAAGACTGAAGAGGACGATTCCATAGAAACGTAATAGAATCATCATGATTGTTTGAAGCAAACTGCCAAATACTCCCAGTAATCAAACTTGATGTAAAACTAGCACTAACATAAGGAAGTTGTGCCAAAGTTTCTACTGTGTAGCTAGTTCCTAAAATAGTATCAACAGGGAACACAGATGGAGCTTTAATATAACTTCCTGTAAAACTACCAGTTCCGATACCAACTAAAGCAACCGGCTTATCTCGCGAAATACGCTCATCTTGAATAGATGTTCCTGGTACATATCCAAATTCTTTTATGGTAAAATTACTTCTGTTAACACCTAAAACGTTAAAAAACGAATCAAGGTTATGACGCTTCCCTTTTGTTTTAAGTAAATAAGGTAAATTATTTAATGTTCTTCTCCAGAAATTATTTTTAATTTCAATAAGAGGAACCTCCAAACTTCCAGAAGATAAAACACCTTCTCCAAAAAAATAAGATAATGGGTCAACATCACCAAAATGTTCAGTTATTTTCCATCCAAAATATTTTGTTAAAAACGGAAGCATTAAATCTGGAGTGTGATTTGCATTATCATAATTTGTAATTCTTAAATTGTCAAATTGATCAATATAGAGTTTGATAGAATCGAAATATCTTGACATAGCAAGACAAAAAGACGTAAGCAAACCATCTTCATCTTCCTTCACAATATCTTCTGGAATAAGATTAAAAATTAAATTATTGTTATTTTTATCATAATCAGATGCAGACAAAACATAACTAGATGTAAATGAAGTAACCCTGGAATGAAAACTATATAAAATAGGATTACCAAAATCATTTACCATTACAGATCCAGATACACGAGCTGTAGATAAATAATTCAACAAAGAACCGTGAATTCCTGATTTAGAATAATCTACAACAACAGAATCAACAGAACCAGTTTCAGTTACGCCTTCATTAAAAGTATAATTAAGCCTGACGTACGGCTCTGCATTGATTGGTCTATTGTAATTTTTAAAATGTAGAACTTCGCTAGCAGTGTGAAAAATTCTTATTTCATTGATAGATCCAGAATAATAGTCATAGCTCGAAGAATTAGCAGTAAACTGACTACCGCTGCCAACAAAAAGTTTTGTTGGTCTAAATTCTATAGAACTATAAGAAAGATTTCCAGAAATAACTTTTTGAGTATTAACATATAAAGATACTAAATCTGCTGGCCTATCATATACAAATGAAACATTGTTGAAACTTCCAGTATATGAAACATAAGAAGAACTGAAAGAAACTTTTTGAGAACCTGAATAAACAGTAAGCTTTAAATGGGGATCAGTAGCACCAGAAAAATAAAGCTCATATCCATGTTTTTTAATAGGACTTACAGACGCACTCATAACCTGTAAAATAACATTTTGATCTGTTACTACAGGATATACCCAAGCTGAAACATATAAAGAAGATGTAGTAGGAACTAATTTATTGTCATAATCAGATGCACTAATATACTGAGTAGCACCGTCTAATTTGATATATCCAACATGTCGTGGCCATTGTTTAAAAATATAATATTCGTAATGAGAACTAGTTAAGTGATGTGCATCTTTTTGTTCAAGCGTCCCGTTGTAAGGATATTTATCTAATACTCTCTTCTTAGCAATATCAAATTTTGAAACTGCAGAATCAAAAAATACATGATTTTCAAAATTAGAATAATCTATCTTTAATTCAGTTTCCAAATATTCATCAGTAGCACGTTTAATTTTCTCTCTTTCTTCGATAAAATCGCCCAAATCATCAAAAGAAAGTTTCTTAGTTGGAGATAAATTAGCATCCTTCCTTAAATTTTCAGGAAAAGTTAAATTAAAGCCAGACTTCTTATTGTTGCTCATTTAAAACATTCCATTTTAAATCAAATTATACAACTTTGAATACCCAATCATCATCATATATTTTTTTATCAAATCGATTAATATCAATTAAAAATGACATTTTATACACAAATCCTGGAACGAACATACTCATTGGTATATCAAAGTAATTACCATCAGCATTATATGATAATTGAGTATATGGAACAGATCCAGTTCCAAATGGAACAACAACTTCTCCACTGTCATAATTACTAATGCTGTAATACATCTTTTCAATATATTGTCTATCTTGTTTTAATTCTGAAGAGGCGCTCGCCAACAGACCAACATGGGTAGTCCATGCATTTTTTCTTACATTTACGAAAATTCTGGCGTCTTCTGAAGAATTATAAACACGCTTTAAGTTTGAAACATTTACAAAAAATTCATCATATGGGTCAACCTGACTTCCAGTAACCCAAACAGGCTTGAATGTTCCTGTCATGTACAATCGTGTTGAAGATTGCCAAATATCGTAAAAAGTACCAGAAAATAGCGCATTTCCTGTATGCTCTATTAAAATTGATGCCGTTAAAACTCCACTAGCGACCTGAACCGAAGAATAAGATCCAGTAAAACTCGCAGAAACACCAATCAAATTATCCTGAATTCTTACAGTTACAGCCTCTGATACATTTGTAAGTTCTCCTCTTACAAAATTGTACATGTATAATTTATTGTTAACATCAAATGCAAAATTATTTCTGTTGTCTTTTTCTACACTATTCCAACGAGCTTCAATATAAGGAATTCTATCGATAAATTTCGTTTCTCTTCCATGAAAACTCTTTCTATAATAAAATCCAAGACTATTTTCTTCAGAGACGCCCAACTTTACTACAACACCATTGTTTGGAAGCAACGAAGAGGTCAACCAATTCACCACAACATCAGTAATATCAACTTCTAAATCTTCCAATCCTGAATCGAAATGTTGAGACCCACTTCCATATTCAGTAGCAAGAAAATCAGAACCAGATTCAGTCCAAGAAACAATAGAAGTAGAATCGTACCAATTAGAAAATCCATAATCCCTATAGTTAGTTAAATCATCACCAACCCCTTCGTCCCAAGAACGAGACAAGGGATACACAAATAAATCATAACTTGTAGGAATTGTATCTCCATGCTCCATGCTATACATTTTCAAATAATATGAAACGCTTGAAGATGGTATAGTAATATCAGAATATATCTTCCCAGACAATTCTGTTAAATCAAATTTAATTAAGATTCTAGACAAATCCATAGTTCCAGATAGAACTACCGGTTGAAATGCAAAAACATTTAAACTAGGATTAGCACCATTGTTGCTTCCTGTAGCACGAACAGAAACATCATTATTGATTATTTTATTGGTGATGAAAGTGTCTTTTGATGGATAAGTTCTATACAGTCCCATTTTTATGATTCCTAAATTACTTTACAACGCCAATAATATCTTTGTTAGGATATTTTATTTCAAAAATTTTATTGTTGTCGCAATAAACAATGCCATTCCTAGTATTAGATTGAATATTGTAAACCGTAGAAGAATAGCTTAAACTATTAACAGTTCCAACTTTATTTACAATACTTATATTTATAACCGATAAAACACCAGCAATCTGAGATAAAATAGAAGTTATAGTAGTTAAGTTTATTGGTTGATTAATTTGCCATAAATTAATATTGAAATGTTCTTTTAAAGATTCAATACAATTAACTAAAATCTCAGACCTATTAAAATCAGGACTTGAAAGAATACTGAAATTAACTCCTATGTTAACAACCTCTCCATCTAAAATTTCAATAGCGTCCGTTAACATTCTAAACCTAGACAAATATGTTTTTAGATTCTTCTTTAAATCAGCAGGAGCAACAGTTACAAAATTATTAGAATTTTTTGATAATACCGTCAACTCAACAGCATTTCGATTAAGTTGACTTGCATTTGCATTAACACGGAAAACTGAACCATATTTTGCAGGCATAGAAAGAGCACGCACAACAAAATCTTCAGCAGTAACCATTCTTCCCTGAGATGCAAAATTAGCAGATATTAATTGGCGAATTTCTTCTAAAGATAATTCGTCCCTTCCTCCCTGGATAGGACCGAAATTATATACAGAAACAGAATTGCCGATGTCAGAAATAACATTAGTTGACAGCGATGAATCTGCAACTTCGAATATACTTTCAGAAACAGTAGTAATCTCTCCAGAACCAGCATTAGTTGAAGAGCCACCACCTACACGATATTTAACAGTCAGCACCGTATTGACAGGAGCCAATCCTAAAGTTCTAGTTTTTAAAAAGTTTTGAGGATCTAAGAAAAAATCAGTAAATGTATCACGCCCAAACAACGGTAAAGACAGATCGCCCAAATCTGGTATTAAATCACCGTCAAAATTCTGAGCATCTCCTGAACCAAATTGGATACTCATTTTTTTAGTGTCAATATCAAATTCTGTAATAAATCTATAGGGAACCGACTTTAGTTTCAATACATATGGAACATCAGTCACATCTGCACTTGTATTAGAAACACCATAAAAAACAGTATCTTGTGCCAAGAAATCTACTTCATACCAAATATTACCTTCAGAATCTTTAATTTCAACAACTTCGAAAACATCTTCTTGGTTAATGGTTAGTTTTTTAAAGGACTCGTAAGCTCCAATAGTAAATGTAGTGGTTACTGTCTCTCCAGCCTTCACATCTACATTAGCTTTTCTTAAAACAAAATTAGACGCTTCATTAGTTTGAGTATTTCTATCTCCAACCTGAACAAATTCTTCTCTAGAAATATCAACTTTACTAAAGTCAATTTCATCTATCGTTTCATATGTTTGTCCTGAAGAACTTTTAAATTTAGCCCCTTTTTTAATTTTTCCAGCATAACGCATATCAGGAATAATTTCTTCTCTTTGTCGAATAGCAGGAACTTTAACAAAAACATCGACTGTTCCAGTAGCAGATGATTTACCAAATGCTTTAAATCCTAATTGTTTAGCATGTTTAAAAATATTTTTTCGCTCATTTGCTGTATCAATAAAAGATTCATTGAATTTCTTATCTAAATAAAACGACATATTGTCGCCAACGAATGCCATTAGCTCTGTTAGTAAAATTCCAACACTAGATTCATTATAATCTTGAACTGTATCTGGGAAATAAATCCGCAAATGTTCAATCAAATCCCTCTTGAAAGAATCAAAATCACGAGAAAGATATTTTACTATTCGTTTTTTTTGCGTAGCTGTCGCCATTTAAAGCAACCTCTTTAAACTCTAATTTTTTGAAGTAAAATTTTTGTATCGTCGATAGTACCAACAGAATACGTAATTTTTATATTTACTTCATTTTCTCGAATGACAGAAGATTTAGTAGAATCTATAACTTCTATATTTAAAATATTTACAAATGGCATCCATTTTTCAACGGCAGCTACAATTGCATCCTCAATTGCAGATTGTAATTGAGGACCTCTCATTTCAAATATTAATTTTCTTAAGTTGGCTCCAAAATCACTATGGATAACTCTTTCACCATGATTTGTTAAAATCAACATTTTCAAATCATCTTCAACAGCTTCGAGAGTTGTTTTGTTGGTTTCAAAAGCTCCAGATGAACCTCTTTTAAGTGGAAATTTTATATTAATGTCTGCCATCTCTATTAATTATTACAAAAAAAATAATCGGTTAACTAATATTGGAAATTGTTGTAGCGCCAGTAGTAACATTTGTTACAGTAATCTGTATTATTTTGACCCAGTTATCAATTATATCTACCAAACTTTGACTAGGCGGCAAACCAGCTAAATTTTCTGTTTTAAAAACAGCTAGTAAAGCAACCAAAGTTGGAGGAACAACACTAACAACACCTGTAAACCCAACAGAGAACCATATAGATTTTTGAAAAAATTCAGTTAAAATCAATTGTAAATCATCTAAAAATGTGGAATTTTCCATAGATTTTAAAAATTTACTTTTTAAGTTAGTGTCTTGACTAGCTTCTGTTGGAAAAGTCGGAATCATTCCAGGAGGAACCATTCCTCCGAAAGCATATTCGTTAATAATAGAAGACCATTTACTAGCAGAATCCTCTAAACTAACAGGAGAATTGATACTTAAATCATCTACAGATGTTTGCATTTGAGATTTATTTAAAGGCATTAAGACTTTACCTTAACAGTATCAGAAAGAATGCTGTCTAGGTCAGATGTACTAAGCGACTGAATAGAAGCTATTGGTAAGTTAGCAGGACCACTAGGGCCTGTTGGTGTTGGATGCGTATGCTGTAATAATAAATCTACAATATCACCTAAAATAGGTCGAAACAAATCACCTAAAACAGCAGAAGAACCATTTGCATCTGGACCTAAATGAATATTGTTGCCATTTATAAAAACATCACCACCTTCAACAACTAATTTCATTCCATTTCTGGCAACTATTCTTATTTCATTGCTTTTAATGGCAATTGCCGCAGAAGGACCGGAAGACTCGCCAACCTGAATAGAGAAGTTTGTATCAACATCTGTGTTTGAACTAATGTAAATTCGAGAATTATCGGCGGTTAAATCATTATTTTCTGTTTGACGTCCAGTCACCAAATCAATAGTGCCAGCGCCATCACGCTGCCCGCTAGCAGTATCTACAGGTCTGTCCCGACCCAAGACTATAACAGTATTATTCGATCCTTGTAACACTCTATCGCCAGTCCTAGCAGTATATGCAGGAACAGTTTCCACGACAAAATCTTCAGGAGTTACAACAGCAGGAGGAGGGGAATCTAAATCCAGAACTGTTTGCTGAGCAGCAATTTCAGTTAAATTATTGCTTGCATCTTGTTGATATTTTAAAACTCCTGGAGTTAAATTGATGTTGTCTACATTGTTTGGTTCTGGTATTCGAGATAACCATAGTCCATGTTCCTCTTCAGCATCTTCAAATAAAACATAAATGTGTTCGCCTGGCTTTATGGGGTATAAATCAAACGGGAATAGTGGCCAAAATATAGTTAAATCTTCATCATCTTTATAGCGATCTAATGTTAAAATTCTTGCACGGACACTGTTTTTTGGATTAGGAGCAGGCGAAGACTCTAGCTGAGCACCTACATAATCAACAGCAACAACTTGCGCACGATACAAGAACGTTCTATCATCCAGAGAACCATCAACGTAATCTTGAATAAGACGACTTAAAATCCTTGACGGATTAACAATGTCTCTAGGAGTCAAATTTTTCTTACTGCTGCTCATCAATATTTCCTAATTTAGAAATAGCTTCTTCTATTTGTCTAGTAAGTTCTTCTGGAGAATTAGCATTAATTCCTCGATTTCCTAATTCAACAGCAATAAGCTGAAGTTCTTTTCTGTAATTGCCAAATTTCTCAAAAAGTTTTGAAATCTCTAAAGACAATTTAACATATTTATTTGCTAAAGAATTAAATCTATATAAAAGTTCAGATGTTTCAGAGCTTTCAACACTCATTCAGGTTCTCTTTTGTCTATAGCGCTATGAATAACATCATAATCATTTTTGCTTAACGTTCCATATTCATCATCATCTTTATTCTTATGGGCAATCTTTATTAATTCTACAATTTGATTTGTTTGTCTAACTAAAATCTCTGCATATTTCGCTAAAGTGTCACCAGAAACAGCATATCCTTGCCTGTCTCCCTGAATCATTTTTTTTAAATCATTGTAAATATCAACAACAGATTCTCTATCCTCTTTCATTTGATTCCAAGCTAAATCATACAACTCAGAAATATCTTCTGTTTTCACTACCTTTCTAGACATATACTAAACATCTCCATCGTGATAACGTTTCTTGAATAACAAATATTTCTTTTTGAATTTCATCAAATTGGTTACAACTTGTTTTGTATTCATTCCAGAGATTTCCCGTAAATAAAGATATACTGCTTTTTTATTGTAAATGGACACTAAATCAGGATTATTTAATAATAAAATAATCGCTTCTAGAATTTTCTGTTCTTGAGATTTATTGAATTTATCTCGCCATTTTTCTACTTCTTCTTTTAATAATTCTAAAAACTCTTCTTTAAACAATGAATCTTCATAGAAAAAAACAACCGCTTCATGATTATTTTTTTCTAAATTTTCTATTACATCTGAGTCAAACTCAACGTTTACCTTACTGCTTTTCTTTAGTGTTTTAACTTTTTGAATAAACCAATTTTTAGCTATAACATTAAAATAAGAAAACGCTTTGTGTCCTTTAGTGCTGTCAAATTTGTAAATATTTTCAAACAAAAAAGATAAACAATCATTTTTCAATAAATCTAAATTTCCAATTATATGAAAGTTATACACAAATATAATATTTTCAATTAACTTAGAAAATGCCGGCTGAATGCTGTCTAGGAAAATTTGTTTTTTCTTTTCAATGTCAGGTTCTTTTTGAAACTCTACAATGGAAAGTTCAGTTTGATTATTGAAGTAATTACTGGAAGAAAAAGTATTACTTTTTGGTTCTTTTTGATTCTCTTGGGGAGATTCCGGCATTAACATATCCTATTAAAATATCATGAGTGATGGCTATTATTCTGTATAAATTTTGAACATCTGAATCATCTGACAAAAACTGTCTTTCCAATAATTTGTCAAGCATCTGGATGACTGATGAAACATCGTCAATAGTATCTAAATAAAACAATTCAAATTCATTTCTTAATTTAGCCTGTTTTACAGCAAGGGAAAATACGAAAATATTGAAAACAACAGATAAAAAAAGAAAAATTGACAACACTATAATAAAAATCATTAAATTCTCTAAAATTTATCATGCCAATTAAGGCTAGCAACAATCTCTGAATTGTTTGATGATAAAGCAGAAACTGTTAAAGTTTCATTCGGAAAAAGAATAATGCCATGATTGACTAAATCTGAAACATATAAAGAATCAACTTTAGATATTGCAAAACTAGTAACCAACGATCCAGTAGAAGATATAGTACCACTAACATCAACAGAAGAAACTGAATTTACAGAATCAACAGATTTATACGAAGCTGATAACAACACACAATTTTTGTAAACATCAAAGACAACAGATTTTGTTCCATCAGCAACAAAATTAGAACTGTTAAATTCCATCACAATTTTATTTTCTAAAGAATGAAAACTACCAGTGTTAGAAATAGTTAAGATATTAGTTAATACATTGGCAGTAATATTTTTAGATGACCTATAGTTAAAGTGACGATTTGGTAAATCAGTATCTTGAAACAAAACAGCACCGCCATTCCAAGACGCTGTTCTAATTTCTCCATTTACAGTTCCAGAACTTTTACTTACTTCCATGCGAATTGGCAATACTGGATTTCTGATAGATGGAACTGTATATTGATTAGGAATGCTAATTTGGTGACAAATAACCCAAGAACCATCTTCAGACATAACGTGAAAATTTATAGGAGATGTCCCCAGCCAAGCAAATTTAACACCATAAACATTAAACTTATCATAAGCAAGATTAAATTTACTTGGCCCTGTACCATCTAACTTATCTTTTGAAAATTGAGATTGGGAAATAAAAGTATCTTGAAAATTATTTCTCCATCCAATTCCAAAATAACTCCCAGAATACCCAAAATAGAAACCATCACCATTATCAAAACAACCAATTCTCTGATGAAGACCGTCACTACTTGTTAAAAACAATGCTGTGAAATACGAATAAGCTTCATGTCCTGGAACATATCTAATACTTCTTCTAGTTTGAATTCTTGCATAACCGTTAGATGCAATAGATGAAGTTACAATTCCCATACTAGCAGACGAAAAAGAACCACCACCGTAAGACCCAGTAACATCAGTTTCAGATGTAGAAATAATGTATTGAAATTGTGTCAATACGTGATTATAACGAGGCATTGAAATAACATCTCCAAATTGAGAGATATTTGCAGTTCTACCAAGTTCATCAATCTGAACACTATGGACGGTATTTTGTATAGAAACAGGAGTTAAATTATTATACGTCGCTCTTGAAGAAACCATTAAATGCTACCATCACTTTTATAATATACTATAAGAGGTTCCAATACTAACAAATACTTAAAATTATTATTTCCCAAAAGACCATAAGGTTTCATTTTTAAGTGTAAGTTACCAGAAACATCAGTTAATGCTATTAAATTTTCTACTTGATCCATTCCTGTTGAATAATTATCAGAACCATCTAAATTTTTATATTCAACAATAACATCTCTAGGATCGAAAAACGAACCTGTATTAGGTGCACTGCTTTCTATGCTAACGTCAAAAGTTGTAGCTGTTCCAGAATGAAAAACTTCTACTCGATGAATTCTGTAAGCATAAGTGTCGAATTGAATTGATGTCGATCCAGTAGTGCTACTGATAACATTATTTATAGAGCCACTAGAAACATATATTGCAGTGTTTGGAATAAACAAACCGTTAAGTTGGTTTTTACTTCTTTCTGTTACTGAATGACGGGGACGAGGAATACCATTTATATTAATGTTAGCCATTCATCAAGAGCCTCGATTTGGTCTTTTCATATCTTTTGTAAATAACTGGTTATTATTTTTTATTCCAAAATGATTGAAAAACTTATTTATCATTCTATTTGATAAATAAAACGACAGACCAAATGTAGACAGATAAATTGCTGTATTTGCAACGATAAAATAGAAAAAATCAGAATTCATTAGATACTTTCAGCTCTTCTAGAGAAATCTTATTTTTCTTCAGAAATTTCTTAAATTTTGGCAAAGATGGAAAATCATTTTTAAATCCTTTTTCTTTACACAAATTCTTAAGTTTCATAGCAAGTTCTTCAATTTGCTGTTTTTGCTCTTCAGTCAAATTAGGAACAAGTTTCCTATATTTATGAATTTCCTGAACAAGTTTATTAATTTCTCTGCCACGCAACTTACTGTCTTGAGATTTGTTTTCTTTATAAACTTCTTTCATTTCTTTGCGCATTAAAATATTCATCTTCTTCGCCCTTAAGAACAGAAGGTCTTTTTGTATTCCTTACAGTTTTGTAAAATTTACATCTGTAATTACATTTTCTCATGAAACCTGGATTAATGTAAATAGAAAATTTATCAAATCCTTTTAGATTTTCAACTATTCTTTTTCTTTTTTTAATAATTCTTTTATTTTGAGTACGTCGCCAACTTCTTGTTCTCATTGAAGCACCTCGAAAATTTTTAGATTAACAAGGCTTAAGGTAAATTGATTAACAACCTGCTGCAATCTGAATTTTTTTTGTTAAGTTGTGGTGTTTTTTAGGAATTACAACTTTCAAAATTCCATCAATATAATTAGCGTTTAACTTTTCCAAATCAAAAGCATTATTAGCATCAGTCCACGTACTTTTAAATGGCTTTCGAACAATTTTTGGTGAAGATAAAGCAACTAAACCTTCAACAACTTGAGACGTTCCTTCTGACGAAACAGTAAGAACTGGTCCATCAACTGAAACATTCAAATCTTTCAAAGAATATCCAGCTAAAGCATATTCTAAAATGATATTTTCTTTTTCATCAGAATAAACATCAATAATCGGAAATCCAGAATGCGTATGACGCTTAACTGGAGCTACTGACTTAAAAAATTCATCAAAAACAGAATCAAGAATTAAAGCTGGAAATGTGGGCGAAGACAATGGGGTCAACATGTTTACTCCTCCTAGAGCAAGTAGATTTAATTACACTCTTTGCAGCAGTGTTGTTAGCAAGCTACCTTAAGCCTTGCTAAAATTAAATATACAGAAAAACCAGAAAAAGTATACAAATTTAATCAAATGACTGAAAAAAAATCAAACGATTCTGACGGTTCAGAAAGGCTCATGGTGCGATTTTCATCTTGAAGTGACAGAGCCATCTAGGTTTGCCTCTAAAAACTACACCACGAGGCGCTCTGCACCGTCAGCGCGCTGCAAACGAACAAGTGATTCAGCCTGTAGGGCAGGGCGGCCATTTCCTAAATTCAAATTTAAAAGAGCTGTTCTTGTTTTATAACCAATAATTCCATCGACATCTCCAATATCGTAAAAACCTAATCTGATTAATTGTGCCTGAATAAACATAGCTATAGATGTAGATTCTGGACTACCGAACCATTGACCAACATCCAAAACACAGCATTTAGCGACAGTTGAATAACTTAAATTATTGTATGCTTCCGACCAATCGTCTCCTGGATAGTCAAAATGCCATGCTTCACTTTTGTTCATATCTGGATTATCTATAATTGGTCTAAATCCTAATGGTATCGCTAAATTCCAAAATTTGTCTAGCCATTCTTTTTTTGGAATGTCAGAAAAATTCAGTTCTGAAATTGATATATCTACAGCCCTACCAGCATTATGGAAGCTGTGACCTGGCTTTGCTGCATAAACATTTCTAATGCCAGTTTCATATAATTTTCTGACATTGAACTGTTTATCCCAAGTTCTAAACAAATCAGTAATATACAAGGTTCCATTGTTAATTTTGACAATGTTGTCTAGTTCCTGAAGAGATTTGAATAAATCTGGAGTGATGAAGTTCCCTTGAGCACCACCAGCAGAAAACACTGAAATATCCCAGCGATTTATTGAATTAGACTTACGATAAGAAGAAGTCAAAGAATGAGCTGGAATTAACTGTACTCTTGAAATCATGAAAAACCTCTAAATATTGTTTGTTTCGGCATTCTTTAATAGATGCCCGGTAACGGGCGATTTTTAAAATTTGCCGATATTAACAGTGTTCTAAAGCAGAATCACAGAAAAGTACGTGACCTAAAAAAATTTTTGAGAAATCTATTTACGAATCCAAATTTCCATGCTACCCTAGGTTCAGGTACAGCAGGGCGCTTCATACATACTCTTTAAAGATTGCGATTTAAACACCTACGATCAACCTAAATAAAAGAAGAGCGGTAAGCTCTTCTCTACTTACGTAGAATAATTAGATCTACTATAAAAAGCTGGAATATTTAAACAGCTCTTAAAACAGTTATCTAATAAATTCTGTATCAGAAATTTAAAAGTACGTGACCTAAATTTTTTTTAGAAAAACAGGTCGATTTTCCTTTACTTTTAGTCAAAAATGTGATATACTAAAACAGTTGTTTAGTTGAACAACAAAATAACTTTAAATATTCTGTTAAATAGAGCAGAAGGACCCTAAGTCCTTCTGCGATTAAAAAAAATATCTGATAAAAAATAAATTCAATATAAAAAATAAAAGAAAGAAAGATAAGTAAATAAAAAGAAAAAGCAGTACACATGAATGTGATATAAAGAGCAGAACTATTGTCTAAAAATAGACACTGTATTTAATATCTGGATAAATAGAATCTTTAAAATAGAAGCACATTTCAGTGTAAAACAAGAAATTTAGTAGAGTTATTTAAAGAACATTGTTAATTTCGGCATTCTTTAATAGACGCCCGTAAACGGGCAATTTTTAAATTTTGCCGATTTTAACAGTATATAAGTAAAATTTTAAAATACTAATTGCAATTCCAGATTAATTATAGAAATTAACCAGTAATAAAATTAAAATATACTGTTAGAAGAAATATAGAAATATAGAAATATAGAAATATAGAAATATAGAAATATAGAAATATAGAAAGAAAAGAAGTTTCAGTCACCTTTAAGTAATCTGTAACTGTCTTCTGGAAAGTCTTGAGTAGAAATTTCTAATAATTGACTATTTTCATCCAGAGCAATCATTTGATGATATCTCGATACAGGAACATGGAAAGTATCACCTTTTTCTAAAATTAAATGATTTAACATCAGAGCATTTTCTGTTCCTTCTGGACCATATTTATCTACTTTAATTTTTAATTCATCTGTAGAAGCGTCACTCCAGAATAATTTAAATCTTCCATTTAATACAAAAAAAGTTTCTGTTTTAATCAGATGCATATGTAAAGAACATTTATACCCTTTTGTAAAATGAAGTATTTTACTACAGTATTTTTCATTATTTACTATTATCTGTTCTCCACCCCAATTTTTAGGAATCCATTTTAACTTACTTGACATTGTAAAACCTCTTCATGTGTAACTGTTGAAGTCCCAGATTTTTTAACAGAAGCTGTTGCAGCTTCAGTAGCATATTTCAACATTTCATCTAAACAGTCAGATATATGTATATTTTTATTTTCATTTTTCAAATTTAAATATTTAGCTACTAAAGCTGCTAAATATACATCTCCAGCTCCACATACATCTGGATTATCAATATGAACAGTACATTTGTGATGCATATAGGAATAATTAAAACCTAATTTTTCACTAGATTTATTTTTATTTATATATAAAGAACTTCCAGATGCTCCTTGTGTAACAAATAAAAATGGAAGTTTTAATACTGCTTCTTCGTTAGTTTTAACTGCAGTATTGTATTCTTTTTGATTCATTTTAACGATAGGACAGAATAGTTTAGAAAATAAAGATAGATCAGGATTTTTAGTATCTATAAAGACAGGTTTTTCAATATATTTAATATAAGAAATAACTTTTTTATCTATAGTTCCTTTTTTGTAATCACTTAAAACAATACAATCATAAAATTCAGAACATAAAGTTGGTAATCGACGTTCCAGATGTCTTATAAAATGGTCAATAAATTTATCAGAATAATGTTTCTTATTGTCTATTCTTACTATTTGTTTATTTATTTCTAAATTAATAATTCTATCTTTAATTAGTTCAACGTTTTCTTCGAAATCTGAAATTGGTGTTGTAAAAACTCCAATTTTATTATTAATTAAACGATCTGCAGCAGAATCAGAATAGATACTTGCTAGGTCTACAAACGATTTTGGAATAAGAGATTTTAAATTAGTAGCTACATTTCCGGCTCCTCCAAGTTTGTATTCTGATGATTCTATGTCTATTACTGGAATAGAAGAATCTTCTGGAGACATTCTGTTAATTTTTCCATAAATGTATCTATCCAGAATTAAATCACCGATTACTATAATTGAATTCATTTAATCTTAAACCCACATTGCCATTAAGTGTTTGCTGAAAAAATAGAAAAAACAATCTCCTTTAGCTTCTGATATTGCTTCCCATATAGATGAACAACAGCCTTTTATAGAACTTAGTGCTTTTATAAAAGCTTTAGCAGGTTCATATAATTCTTCTAATTTTTCCATATTATCTGTAAAATTAATATATTGATTTACAATAGAATTGTACTGAGTTTCCATCCACCATAGAAAATCTTCTGCCTTTTCGTCGTCTGAAATTTCTTGAAAATTTTCACATTTTTTATAAGAATAAAGAATAGATTCATCGTAATAGTCAATTATTTCTGTCCAATCAAAACCTTTGAAATTGTATTTTTCTTTTAACATTTCAGTGTTCCTTAAAGTTTGTTTGTGTTGTAGCTCCAGGAATTTCTTCCCAATCATATTTCTGTCTAATCAAAAGATTTTTTGACCACACAGAATCTAAAATAATTGTATCACAGTTGTTTTTCCTTGCCAATGCAATTAATCCATTTAAGTCTTTCGGAAGACATTTTTTTCCAAACCCCAACAAACCGTCAGGACCAGGAACTTTTACATGTGTATTTCCAATTCGTTTATCTAAAGTAACTAATTCTATTACTCTGTCATAATCCAGATTTAAAGATTGACATATTTGATAGATTTCATTGAAATATGCTACTTTAGTAGCTAGAAAAGAATTTGCAGTATACTTTACCATTTCTGCTTCTTCTGAATAACAAAATTTAATTACTGCTGGATGTTTTTGTTTTTTAATAAATTGTTCATAGAAAGATTCAATTAGATTTACTTCTTTTTGAAGTACGCCAGAAGTCAATCCCAGAAGTATTCTGTCCTGAGTTATAAAATCATCGATGAAATTTGCTTCTGTAAGAAATTCTGGGTTGAAGATAAAGCCATGACGTGAAAATCGCTCAGCGAGCCTCTGAGACGTTCCTGGAGGTACTGTAGATTTGATTATCAGCAACCTTCTGAAGTCTGAAATGCGGTCAATTTCTGATATCGTATTTTGAATTATAGAAGTATCACAACTGCCATCTTCTGCCATTGGAGTAGGCAGACATAAGAAAATAATCTTTGAATGTTCTACTACGCTTTCCAATGATTCAGATGGCTTATATTTGTCGTAAATTTTAATATCTGCTATTGATTCAAAACAAATATCTGCTGCACTTCCGACAAATCCTGCACCTACTATTCCAATTTTAAATTTCATCAGTCCCACCAATATCTGTAGTATTTTTCAATGTGCCTAAACAGTCTTTCAACATCTTTAGCTTTTAATCGCTCTTCTTCATTCATCATATTTAAAAAATCTTGTCTTTCTTGCATTTTATCTTCTTCTGTGACAATTCTTTTGTATGTTTGATGAAGTTGTCGCATACCATTTTCACATGGAGTAAACCACATGATATGTTCTCCCCATTTTTGTTTGTGCTTGTTCATTAAAGAATTTATGTATTCGTCTTTAATGATTCTTTCGAGTAAAAATTCTGAATATTTTAATTGTTTGACGATTCTTTTTTGATAAGATTCGTTCATTGTGGTGCTTTTTTCAATGCAAACTCTTGTTCTTTTTAATTTGTATTGGAAAAGCGTGAATATATAACTCCAGTCCCAATCATAATCATTCCACAAGAATATGGAGTATTGAATACTTTTTACAATCCAATTATTAAAATGTTTAATTTTGAAATATATTTTTGAGAATGCTAAAGATAGAGAATCTTTGATTTTTTTTAAGAAAGAAAGGATAGTTTCCATAATGGGTGTTCTTCCATGATTTCTGGATGTTTGCCTGTGTATTTAACAATTTTGTGATCTGTATCGTTGATTTTGCCATCACTATCAATAAACCAAGAATAATTAAAATTATTCTTTCCGAATCTGTTTTCCCACCATGTTTTCTTTGTTACAAAACGTTCTTGTCCTTTGCAAAAAGCGTAATGGTGAAATTTAATATATGGCATTTTTATAACAAATGGAGAAAACCAATCAACCCCTAAGTCTGTCCATTTGACAAAATTATCATTAACAAATTCCATTCCTGGAGTAATTTTAAATAATCTTGGAAATTCTTGAATAGTGTAATGTTTGAAGTCATTTACAAAAGTTAAACTTTTAAAATAAGCAGCTAAATTTTTACTTCTATCTAAATTAAAACTTGCTACTTTAATCATTTTTAAAGTATTTTCATCGTAAACTTCATCACCATCAATAATCAACATCCATCCATCAGGATTTAATTCTTTTATTTTATTTAATCCAATTTGCCTTTGCTGAGGGTCTGACTGTTCATTTGCTTCGATGTAGAATATTTTTTTATTATCTACGTATTTTTTACAAATTTCTATAGTACCATCAGTAGAACGAGGAGACTGACCAAGGTCAATTGTTTGTTGGTATGCCCCCTCAACAATAACGAGATGGTCAACAAAGCCAATACATGAACGAATGGCGTAATCAACGAATTTGGATTCGTTGTAAACACACATTAATGCTGAAATTTTCATTAATTACTCATAGCGAGAAATGCCAGATTCATACTTGGAGGTGGATCGTGCTTGCAGTTCTAGCAAAGCACGCTGAAATTCTGCTCGCATATCTTGCATTGATTCACGAGTAGTTGCAAGTGCTTTGTTCAACTCAAATGTTTGATTGCCTAGTCGGCGCACTGCATCTACCATGTCTGTTAGTTGCTTCTCTAGAGAGTCAACTTGTTTTTGTAATACTACTGTCTTTACATCACTAACTGTTGCCATGTTAATTTACCTTTCTGTTTTCAATCATATTTAAATAAAATTCTATATGTTTTTTAGCGCATACAGAATGTGAAAAATATTTTAAACCATATTCGTAACAATGTTTAGAATTAATTGTTTTTATTTTAGCAATTGCTTTAATTATTTCTTGTTCGTCTTTACATAAAAACCCAACTTTTTCATTTAAGATTTCTGGCATAGCGCCGTTTGTTGAGCTGATTATGGGCGTTCCTGACAATAAAGCTTCGCTAACTGTACGAGGACATGCGTCTGGCAATCGTGTGTATAAGATGTACCCTTTGGCTTTTGATAAAACTTCAGCTTTGTGTTGACCATTTATAGCTCCGATATATTCAATTTTATCATCACAAAAAGATTTAATAGCCTCAATGATTTGTTGATTTTTTCCGATACCGGCGACTTTTAATTTTATTTTTAGTTTTTTGGCTATGTTCAGCGTGGTAAATAATCCTTTTCCTTCGCCCCAATCTGTTCCTGCCATCCATAAAAAATAGTCATTTTTTTGTTCTGAAAAAATAAATTCATCAGGATTTGAACAAGCCCAAGCATATGCAGAACAATTAATTCTATCTGCAATAAACTTGCTAACACAAATTATATGAGGATTATTGTTAGATTTTTCTAACCAAACAGGGTCGTTTTCTGAACCCCCACCATGAATTGTGGCCACCCAGGGTTTACCGAATTTGTCGTAATCTTCAGATGGTATCCAGCCGTGAAAATGGATGATGTCAGCATCATCAGGAGGCTCAGAAACGAGCGTGGCGCCACGCACAGGAGATGTTTGGGTAGCTGGATTCAGCCACATGAAAACGTCGTGCCCTGCCTCTACCAGGCCCGTAGAAAGTGATTCTATCATTCGTTCCGCGCCCATGCTATTTGTAGCAGGACCGATATAGTCACAACGTTGAACTATTTTCATTTTTTAAATACCGTATCTAAATAATGAATTCTAAGAGCTTCAAGTCCTTGCGAAATTGAAATTGTAGGTTCCCAGTTTAATAGTTTTTTTGCTAAATTATTATCTGCTAGCGTAATAGGAGTTTCTCCATATCGTTCAGGAATGTGAATGATTTGAATATCTTTTTTATATCCGTAAAGTATGTTTTTGATTCGTTTTGCTATTTCTATAATTGTATAATTCATGCCTGTTCCAATGTTGATTGTAAATCCAGAAACTTTCTGAGATGCTTCTGGATCGGACAGTTTTTCTACAGCTTTTATATTTGCATCAACAACGTCATCGACATAAGTCATATCGCGACGTTGAAATCCTTCCCCAACTACAGTAATAGGAGAATTGTCTTGTAGAACTTGTCTAAAGAACAATCCTATTACAGGAGCATATTGTCCTACCAACGGAGAACGCGGTCCATAAACATTGAAATAACGTAGACTACAATTTTTAATTCCGTAAATATCTCCCCATGTTTTGCAATAAATTTCTCCTTGATATTTTGTAGCAGAATACGGTGTTTGACAGTCTGGTAGCATAGTCTCTTTGAATGGAGTTTTATTCTTTTTTCCGTAACAAGACGATGAAGTGGAATAAATTATTTTATCTACTCCTGTCATTCTCATAATTTCTAAAATATTAAAAGTGCCATTTGTGTTAACTTCGTGTGTTCTTGAAGGATTGTAAACGCTAGGTTGAATTCGAGCACATGCGGCTGCATGAAAAACAGCTTCTGCATTTTTAAAGCATGAAAAACTTTTTGTTAATTGATGCCAATCTGAAATATCCAATTTAATAAATTGGAAGTTTTTGTTTTTAAAACAAGTTTGTAAATTTTCTAAATTACCTGTTGATAGATCATCTAATCCAACAACTTCATGACCTTCTCTTAAAAGTCGTTCGGTAAGATGACTTCCTATAAATCCTGCATTTCCTGTAACAATATATTTAGCCACTTTCACTCTCCGTAAATTATCTCATTGGCAGTTTTGCCATAAAATGGATGTGTTTTCATACATTCTGGATGGTTGCCGTCAAATTTATAGACTGGAATATCAGAAGGAAGAATGTATGTGTTTCCTTCTAATTTATGTTGCAAATTTACTGGATTTCCATCTTTTTCATACATGTAATCTTGTTTTAATCGCCAACGTTTTTTTCGTCTTACATAGCCGTAATGAAAGATTTTCATTGTTGGCGATAATAAATGGATGTGATTTTGAGCACGACCTCTGTCTTCGTGCTTTCCGTGATCTGGCCACGCTACTTCATTATCAGCCACGAAATAAGCTTCAGGAGTTACTTTGAAAATTCTTGGATATTCTCCTGGATACCAGGTATTAAAATCATTCACAAAACAATATTCTTTGATTCTAAATTCATATGCACCAATTTTATCTGCTGTCTTTAACTTTGCATCAACCAATTTTTTTGCAGCTTCTGTCCATATCTCATCAGAATCTACCATAATGGCCCAGTCTGCGCTTCTTTCTTTGGCAAAATCCAATCCAATTTGATAATGTAATTTGTGTTCTCTGAGATTTGCTTGTTTAAGAAATATTTTTTTATTATCTACATATTTCCAAATTATATCTAGTGTTCCATCGTTTGATCGCGGTGGCATTCCACATTTCATGGTTATTTCAAAAGCACCTTCTATAATCACAAATTCGTCAAACCAATTTTTCACAGAATTTATTGCAAAATCAATATAATCTGCGTCGTTATAAACGATCATAAAACCTACTTTTTTCATTCACATCACCTGTGGCCAGCCAAGGTTTTTTAAATATTTTTCAATTCTTGACTTAAGAATATTTTTACATTCTAAATGAAAATCTTTAGATTTATTGTTTAAAATTTCTTTCACTCTTGGATGATTAAAAAGATAATGCCCACATATTTTTGCATAATATTTTTCACTGTATGACAAATTGGGATCAATCATCCATTTTTTCCATTTTTTTGATTTATAGCAAATATCAACAAACTCATTTAATTCTGATTCTTTTAGATTTTCCATAATAAAATGAGTTTGCAAATATCCTAATTCAGGAGCTATATTTATTGCATGTACCCCAAGTTGATTTTTCTTTTGAATTGTTTCCATAGGTGCATAATCACAGTTATGACCTTTTAAAAACATATTATTATCATTACAAACGGCAATCAATTTACGTGTTTGAACTTCGTCAAAACGTCCTATGTTAAAAATTTCCTTCACATACATACCCATATTCCCAACGACAAATTTAACATTTTTTAGTGCTTTGATGGTATTTGTAAACTTTGTAAAATTAACTAATGTTGTGGTGTGACCTCCATGTTCTTCTGTTCCTATTTCAAAAACTATATTTTTTTTGAGCGATTGAGCAATTTCTAAACAACGCTGATGAAGGAAAAATACATCTTGAATAATTTCTTCAAATGATCGAGACTTCAAAGAAGGATCTAAATGTAAAATATCAAATCCCGATGCAATATCAGTTCGATACGACATTAAAGCGCGCTGTAGTGCGACATCATGTAGCAAGTCTCCTTCGTTGTCTCCTTGCCAAGGTCCTCCGTGGTCCCGAGCTAACAACACAAAGTCCCCTGTATCACGATGCAATACGTAACTTGCTAATTCTTCTGTAGTGCTAACATACCCACCGTAAAACATTGAACACTCAACTTGTCTACGACTGGCAATTAACTGCATTGGTATTTGATATTCATTTGCAGTTTCTATTACAGCATCAATGCATTGCATAGACATAGGACCAACGCCTAAAATGGTTCTTTTGTCTTTAATAGCTTCGTAGAGCTTATTTAATTTGTTTTCATTCATGATCTTCTTGTCCAAGCGAATAAAAATCGAAATCAGGCCATAAGTGTTTTAAAATAACCAAACAAGCTTCTGCTGCAAATCTATTTCCGCCCTTACGATCGATTACAACATCAGCACTTTCTTGAGTATGAAATAATGCCTCAGATGTTGTAATTCCTAAATTAGAATTAATCAAAGGCCAATAATCATAAATTCCATCTCCAACATAAATTATGTAATTATTTGGATATTTTTCTTTTATCCAGTTCCATCGTTCTTTTGGTTTGTGTGAAACTAAATCTAATTTAAATCCCATTTCATCTTCAATTCGCTTTACAACAATAGGGAATCCTTTTTTGTCGGCTGTAATGAAATGAGCTGGAATGTATTTCTGTAATTCTCTAAGGGCATCAAAATCATCTGCACCGAATTTTTTTAAGAATTTTCCTTCTTTTGTATTGTAAAATCCTCCATCTGTAAGAACTCCATCAATATCAAAAATTGCAATTGGGTTTAGTTTTTCATCCATGTTCGCTCCGTATTGTGCTGTAAAGATAGTGCTTGCTAAAATAGAAAAGATACTTATCTATTGGAGATTCATGAAGAGGACTCATGTTCAAAAGAACAATTCCAGTCAATAGTTTTATTTTAAATAAATCATAATTTCCATAGTTTTTAACAAAATTTTCAAAAATATCTTTAGATTTTTCAAGATTTATTGGTACTTCTATGAATGTTTTTGTTTCATCATTAGAAATTTCATTAACATAGAATTTATTTTCTTTAACGCTTTCGTGAGGAAATAAAAATGAATGATACATTTTTGCTAAGTCATAATAAACATCTCCAAATTCTATACATCCTCCAAAATCTTGGCGCCAATCCAAAAAAGTAAACTTGTTTTCCCCACTCCATATAATGTTTGAAAAGTTATAGTCTCCATGAAAATTAACTGGAATGCCATTTGATAGATAATCCCAATTAATATGTTTAAAGATGTCTGGTAGTTGGGGAACTAATGTATCATTTATGTATTGTTTTCTGTCAACAATATTTTTTTCTATACATAACTTATCTAATCTAGACAAAGTTTTGTCAAAATAGAATTTTTTACATACATCTTTAAATATTTTTGAATTGATATTATCTAATTCAATTGGTTTCCATATGGTGTTGTGCGTTTTTTCAAAAAGCGATTGCACAACTTTGTGAGGTTCTGTTAATTTAAATAAATCATGTCCTGGTATAAAATCGTATGAATAGTAATTGTTCGTCTGTTGTAAAATTTCTGGAACTGCCCCTTTAAGATATTTTGCTCGTTGTACTCTGTTTTTCACCATACTTTCATTGTGGAAATATTTGATTACTTTTCCATTTACGACATACAATTCTTCGTCAATTTTGTCTAAATTTTGAATTCCACAAAATTCTTTTTGTGCTTTTTCTAATCCTTCTAGGTTTCCTACATCATCCCAATAGGTGTGTAATGCTACTGGGTTTGGCAACGAAAAAAATACAGGAGCCGCTTGAATTTCTCCGTTTACAGTATAATCTTGTATTTTTAAATTATTCCAAAAAATATCATAATCTTTTACAAAGGCTACACCTGTAAATGCTTTATTGGTACCGTTATTGGTTTTGTCATAATGACAAATAATGTTTCCAAAATCTTCTTCAATTGTACAATATTCTTTACATTTTTTATTATCTATAAAATCATATGTAATAATGTTTTTATTTGAGTTTTCTAAAATATTGTCGAATGATGTACTATCCAACATAGAATCACATGATACATACACAAAAGGACACTGTAACTTTTCTTCACATTTCAAAAGAGCATAACCAGGTCCACTTCCCGGCTCTGAATATTTGTCTACTTCAACATAAGTAAAGTGTTTTTCTGGATGAGCAATTGTTAAATATTGTTTAACTAAATTGCTTCTGTATCCTAATGCAATAACAAATTCTGTTTCATTATCAAAACAGTCTATTGTATGTGAAATAACAGCTTTATTTCCAACTCTCAACAAAGCCTTATTAAAATATTTTGTCTTTTCACCTAACCTATTGCCTTTTCCGGCTGTTAATATGCATACTTTAAATGAATGTGGCATAGTTTATCCTACACGGTTGTAGCTGTCTTCGAGGCGCACTACATCATTTAGTTCTGGTGTTGACGCTTCAAACATTACCAAAGTTTCAAGTGCTTCAAAACGATGTATTTGTCCTGGAGAAAGAACAACATTAAACCCAGGGCCAACTTCAAACGAAGTGAGTTTTTCATCTATTTTAAATGTCGCAATAGCTTTGCCAAGCTCAATATAAATTGTTTCGTGTTTTTTATTGTGATATTGAAGACTTGTTTTGCAACCAACATTTAACGTAATTTTTTTAAGACAGTAAACATTATTTACTTCTATCACCTCTTCTTTTCCCCATGGCTTTTCAACAACTCTATAGTTTTCGTTGAGGTTCATTATTCTGTTCCTTTTGTTTGGTGCTTAAAGTGGTCTTTAATAAGTTTATCCATTTTCATTAGAAATATTTTATTATTGAAGTGTTTAGATACTTCTCCTGGATCGCAATTCATTGTTTTCCCAACAAATTGTTTCATGTTAGGTGCTCCATAATGAGCAAGAAAATCATGCCCAAATGGATTATCGTACCCCATTATCTGTTCCAGAAAACCATCTCCTTCTAGAGCAACAGTGCGCCATTTTTGAATAAGAGGGTCAATTGAATTCATAAATTCAGCCGTTAAACAAAATTTATTCCAACATTCTCCAGCAGGATAAAGATTTCTTGGAGGAATTCCTTCATCATAATACGGCAAATCTCTTCGTAATACTTCGCATAATTGCGCAAATTGATTTGGATTTTGTGATTTTAAATCTTTAAATTCTTGCAGATTTCTAATGCCATTTGTGTCTTTTAAACATTCGTTTCTTATTAAAACTCTGTCACAGTCACAATATTTAAATATGGGAGGAACTTCTTTTTCCATGATTTGAATCATTTGTTTTAGAAAAACGCATTGAACAGAATATCCCAATATTGATGTATAGCTCCTCCAAAATTGCGAAAGAGCACCTACTTTTCCAATTGGATACTTAGCCAAATGAGTGTTTTTAATAATTTCTTCGGTATAGTCACTGTGTAATCTATCAATAAATATTTTTAGCCAATTATCTTTGTTGGCGCAAACGTCATCATGCAGAAAGAAATAATATCTATAATTTTGATTTTTTCTCCAAGCTATATCGAAAGAAGTTTCAACTCTATTATTTTCTTCTGTTGTAATTTTATAGTTTTTGGATAATTTATCTAAAGCTTTTTGTTGTTCTGCAAGTTGGCTGTTATTGTCAACAATAAGAAATTCGCATGGTGCACCTGGGTTATATTTTTCGAAAGATTGAAAAATATGTTGAAGTAATACTGGATTGTCTCTAGTGACTACAATGATTAATGTTTTATCTATCATTGCCATTCTCGATATGTATCTGGATTTTTTTCGTCAAATTGACGGTTGGCTAAAATTATGAATTCACATCCTTCGTCACTAGCTTCTACTGTGTGTTTTACGTAAGGTAAGATAAAATACTGTTGTTCGTATCCTTCTTCGTTTTTTAGAACTTTCTTTAGTTTAACTCCTGATTCCGTTTCTAGTGTTAGTGTCATGCATCCTTTAATTACTATAAAAACTTCTGACAATTCTTTGTGAAAGTGTCCGCCACGAGTAACGTTTGGATTGGCTATGCAATATGAAATTTGCTTTACAAACATATTATTGAGTTTTATCAGCTCTTGAAACGAGCCACGTTCATCAATATGGGCTGCATACATTGCTTTTATACCATTCTAGAAGGTTGAGAAATATTTCTGAATATTTGTGTTTGCAATCTGTTGTTAATATTTCAATAATTTCTTTTATTGTAATGTTAATGGTCTTGTCATCTAAATAAGAGTTTCCTCCGATATAGTCTATTTTGAGATGCTTTTCTATTGCATCTGAAACATCGTCAACATGAACTAATGTTAAAATCTTTGATTCGTTTGTTATTAAACTTTCATATTCTTTTCCCCTAGCAATAGACCAAACTAATGTAGTCACAAAAGAATTATAAAACGGTAGGCAATGAGGACCTATAACATTTGGCATTACTATATTAACAAATGAGGTATTTAAATAGTCATTGAAGTTGTGCAATATACTAGCTGCAATTTCTTTGCTGACTTTGTAAGCACTCGGAGTTTTATATGTAGAATTAAGGACAATTAATTTTTTTTTATTAACATAACATGCTTTAGCTATGTTATATGTTCCTACAATATTGACATCTAAAATATTGTTTTCGGTACCTTTGTTGACTCCTGCTGCGTGCACAACAGCATCGCATTGATTAATCCAATCGTCTATACATCCTGTATTGAGAACATTTGCAGACGGCTCTTGTATTTCGTATTCTTTTTCTTTTAGAAAAATAGATATATTTTTTCCTATGAAGCCTCTGTGTCCTGTAATTGCAACTCTCACGAAAATACTCCATGATGTTTTAGAAATTTATAAAGCTCTTCTTTGTCCATCCAATTTTGCGCATCACCAGAAGAATATTCATCCTGAATATCGTTGAACTTTTTATTCGTAAACATACTGTGAATCATAAAAATATCGTCATCTTTTTGTGTTCGCGAAACTTCAGAATTAGATATTAAAAGTTCATCTATTTTTTCTCCAGCTCTAATCCCAGTGTATTCAATCATAGATTTGAAATATCCATAACGCTCACACATTACTTCTGCCAAGTCATTAATAGAGGCAGACTTTACATAAGGTACAAATACTTTTCCACCATCACTATCTTTTAAAGCTCGCTCAATTAAATCAACAGACTGAGAAAGGCTCATAAAAAATCTTGTCATATCTTTATGAGTTACTGGAAGTGTTTTCTTTTCTTTGATTCTTTGTTTAAAAAATGGAATTACCGAACCACGACTTTCTAAAACATTTCCATATCGAGTTACATTTACTGTAATATTTTTAGAATTATAGCTTAAAGCTACACGTTCAGCAAGTGCTTTAGACATTCCATACGCAACGCAAGGTGAACATGCTTTGTCTGTGGATACAAATAGGGCCTTAATGGGTCTGCTGTTGCTTGCTAGAATAGAAGCAGCTCGCATTACATTATCGCATCCTAAAACATTTGTTTTAACTGATTCTGTTGGATTTTCTTCGCATTCAGGAACATTTTTCAATGCAGCAGCATTGATAAGAACGGATGGTTTATATGCGGAAATGGCGCTAAAAACAGAATTATAGTCTCTAACATCTCCCATAAAAACTTTTACAGAAGGGAACATAGACTTAATTACTACATGTTTTGCTTCGTCACGAGAAAATACTGCTACTAACTTATCTTTAGATAAAAGCCTTTCGATTAAAACTTTTCCTAAAGAACCAGTTCCACCAAAAATTAAGTAATTCATTATTTCCTCATATCGAATGGTTGTTTTAAATTTAAACTGTTCCTAAATTCATCTACGGTCATATGCCATTTTTTTTCAAAAATATCTTGACCAGAAGCACTTCTAACTTCGTTTGGTAGTTTTGTAAATGTTTTGGAAATAAAATGATAAACCCTAGAATTTCCTAACATTACAAAATTTCTGCAACCTTTTTCGTAAAGTGATTTTGGCAAATCGTGGTCTACTGACCATCCTGGAAAGTATTTTTCATCCAAATAAGCAATTTCTTCTAACATAAATTTAGGAATTAAAATAGGATGAGAATATTGGATTGTAGATTCTTTTTTATATTTTACACTTCTATTATCTAAGAAATCTTTTATTAAATTATCTTCTTGAAACGTGTTGAAATCATGTCCAAAATAAGAAATTGTATATTCAGGATTAGCACCAAGAGGCTCGATCAAACAGCACGAAATAGTAAATCTATTGATTTTTTTAGATTGAAATAATTTAATTTGCTTAATAATTTCTATATCATAAAATGGCAATGGATACATATCTGTATTTTTAATCATTACAAAATCAGCAGATGATTGCTTCAAAGCATTATTTACTCCGCAAAATCCTAAATTTTTATTAGATTTAGTATAAATGATATTATTTTCTTTGAGCCAATCTTCTGTTCCGTCTGTAGATCCATTGTCGTGTACAATCAATTCATAATTAATTTTAGTATTTCTTTTAATTCCTTTGTATAGAATTTTTAAATAATTTAAACTATTCCAAGAAGGAACACAAATAGAAATTTGAGGTTTCATAATTTATTTCCTTTGCTTAGATTGTCATATGCCCACAGTGGTTGTAAGTTGGTATAATGACACGCTATTTTCATCTGCTGTATGTTGGTTAAATTAAATGATGATAATGGTATAATGTGATCTATGTGCCACCCATGTAGACCATAATTATCCCAAGTCATTTTTTCATTTGTGTTTGGATTGTTGTAAAATTTTTGTTCAAGAAATAACTTTAATTCTTCTACGGAACATCCTAGACTTTCTATGTGAGAGCCTACTTTTTTATTTTTTTTAAGAGCTTTATTTAATCTTGATCGTAAATAGTCTCGTAATCTACAGTGTAAATCTGTCCGTCTTTTAATTGTTCTATATTTATTTAAATTGTGTTTATTCTTTTGTCGCCGAAGTTTAGCTCTTAATGAACAAATCTCTTTGTTTTTTTGGTAGAACAATTTTTTTCTAATTTTATATTGTTCTAGATTGTCCAATCTTTGTTGTTTATTTCGATCTTTCCAACATAATTTGCATGAACTTATTAGTTTGTCTTCTATGGATTTTTGTTTGTAAAATTCTTCGAGTTTTTTTATAGTATGACATCTAGAGCATTTTTTCAGTCCATCATTTTTTAATTTTTGAATTTGTGAAAAATACCCTAATCCATTTTTAGTACACTGTTTGCATGTCGCTCTTTTGTTTTGTTTGCATCCTTTTCCGAATAAAAAATTGTCTAATGATTTATTCTGCTGGCAAACTCTACAAATTTTAAATATATCCTTTTCCATTGATAGTCTCATTTAATTGAAGATATTCTTTTATTAAATTTTCATCAAGATTGGAATTTATCATTAGTTTTCCAGATTGATGATAAAAATATTCCCATGGTTCTTTGTCCAATTTATATCCTTGTTTAATTAAATCAAAATACATTCCTGTTCCATAATAAGGCGCTAGTATACTTAAACTATAATAATCTGCTTCAATTTTTTTAGCAAAATCTATGGTTTGCTTTAAGTCTTCATTTGTTTCGTTTTGGAATCCTGTCATAAAATATGCTGTAAATGGAACGTTGGCTTTCTTTAATAATGATGCTCCATGCATCATTTGCTCTCGTGTTTCCCCTTTTTTAATTTGTTTTAATATTTTGTTGCTTCCTGACTCAAATCCTACTTTGGCTCTGTGACAATTCGCAGCATGCAATAGTTCACATATTTCTTCATCTAGTTGATCTGCTCTTATTTCACATTTAAATGGCATGTTTAAATTATTATCAATCATCATACGAAGCAGTTTTTTAACTCTTTTCTTGTTGATGCTGAAAACATCATCTACAAAATATACAATTGTATTGTCTTTGATAATTAACTTATTTTTATGACCTACATTTCCTGATGCTGAATAATCATATTGTTTGTCGTACCAATAGTTTTGCTTAATAAGTTTCAGTTCTTCAATGACATTTTCTGGACTTCTGAGCCTAGTTGCATTTCTTTTCCAATGGAATGGGCTGGAACAATACAGGCACGAAGCCGGGCACCCACGGATAGTAATAACGTAGCTGACATCTACCATTTTTTTCTGCTCAAGAGAAACGCCCCATAACTTGTCTCGTTCTGGCAATGGTATGGTGTCAATATTTAATGCGTCTGAATCTCCACTATTATGAATAAATCCATCTTCATCTCTGAATGACAACCCTTTGATGGATTTTAAATCTTTCCCGTTTACTAGATCTAGCATGACATATTCGCCTTCTCTAGATACGGTGTAATCAATATTGGCTAGTCTACTTAGAAGTCCTTGATCCAAAGTAGCATGAGGACCGCCAACAACTTGCCTAATTTCAGGTGCTTTTTGGCGAACCTTAGCAGAAAGTATGTCTATAGTTTTTACATTTGCAGTGTAAGAAGTATATCCTATCCAATCAGGATTAAATTCTAAAATTTTATTTACTACATCATCCCAGATTGGATATTCATTTGGATTATCAAAATATTTTTTATAATCATTAAATGTTTCAAAAATGTCTTTTAGTCTTTTGTACTCATAAATGTCCATAAAATCAGCATTATAAACATATGCTGTATGATTATTTTGATTAAGAACGGAAGCAATATAAGCAATTCCTAAATTATTTCCGTTATAGTGAGAACCTAAAAACCTATAAAATGGAGGGTTTACGAGAAGAATTCTGGACACTTTTATTTCTTTCTGTAGGCAGTAACTCCACCCCAATAAATTTGAGGAACAGAACTATACTCTTCTAAAACAAATTCAAAGTCTTTTTCAATACCAAAATTGTTAATGCCTGCCACTACTCCGATGGTTAGATCTGAATCACATTCATCCGTTCGTGGTTGCGCGCTTTGTCCTTGGAATTGTGGTGCTGTATCATGCAAAGCTAAGTAACCACCCTTTCTGACCTTAGGAGAAAATGTTTGCAAATCTTTTAATACATGACCACGACAATGGCAAGCGTCAATAAAAATAAAATGAAAGTCATTATCAATTGAGTCAGTAAAATTTTTATTAGTTGTGCTTCCTTCTAAAAATTTCATTTTATCATGTACGAATTGACATGGGCAATATCCATGCAACTTTGAATCAATTCCATAAGCTAATGTTTTTCCTGGCTTAAGAACTTCCATAAGAGAAAACATGGTTCTAATAAAATGACCATGAGCTGTTCCGACTTCTAAAATTTTATAGTTGTCTTCAGGAAAACTTTGAACCATAAAATTCAAAACATTGGCAAGTGCATGCCAATCTCCATAAGGATTAGAAGATAAATGCGGAACTTTTTTTTCTAAATCTGGTATAATTTTATATTCTTTTGCTACAACAATATCATACTTTTGTTCTTGAGTCATTTTGATGTCCTTTTCTTGTTTTTCTTTACAATCATTAATACGTGCTTTGGTTTATCGCATCCATCAAGAAATACGCTGTCATGGTATTTCACTTCGTATTCTGAGGCGTGGAAGCATGCCTCAAGCCATTCTTTTGGATTCCAACGATTTTGCCCTATACGGTGCTCGTATGATATCCAATAGCCATTAGTTTTTAAATTTTTTAGTAATTTTTCTGTTAATTCTATGGATGTATATGCTCCTACGTCCTTGTTAATTCCAATATGTTGTAATGTATAGCAAGTAAAGATTAAATCATATTTTATTGATAATATTGTTTCGTCTAGTTCTTTTGTTGTGTAATACAAATCTTTACTTAATTTATAATAGCTATTGTTATAGAAATATTTTAAAGAAGTTTCAGAAGTATCTATACCATAGTATTTAATGTGTTCTGTGTTGTATTCTTTATTAGAAAAAAATTGTGCATTTCTTCCGCATCCGCATCCAATTTCTAAAACATTTTTAGCTTTATCTATTAAGTTTCCACAATGTTCCTCTATGATTTTTTGACGAAAATTTAAAGGAGTTTTAATTGTATGTCTTAATGCGAATACTGCTTCTTCGTGTTTGTCTTTATCGAAATCAATTCCGCTAACATTTCGTAATTCCATTTATTTTATTTTCTCCGTACATTAAACTACTCTTTGATACCATGGAAATAAATTTTGTTCAAATGTATCTATGTGACCAACATTGTATCCAAATGATTTCCATTTATTTCTCAAGTATTCGTAAGGCTTGTTTGAGTCTTTATCGACATTTTGCTGAGCGTTGGATTTTCCTTGTAAATGATATACCAAACTATTGTTAATCATCCAAAATTTTCTAACTTTGAGATGATAAGCATTTATAATCATATCATTTTCATGTGCATAACTGAAATAGTTTGAATCTACCCCTTCTTTTTTACCGAAGTGTTTGCAATTAAAATCTTCAAATTTTTCCCACATTTTTCTATGCATAAAAATTGGCATTCTCAATCCATAAACAATGCTTTTTCTTCTAAGCAAAACAGAATCATCTAGAAGATTTTTTTCATTTGCTTGAGTTAATTCTCCATAGTTTTTGATTATGTGAAAATCAGTATGTCCTTGCGTGGGTTCAATGCTTCTGGAACAAAAAAGATAAGTACCAGGAACTTGGTTTTTGGCAGCATTTAAGAGTGCAGTATCCCATTCTGGCAAACAATACATGTCTGTGTGTGGTAAATAAAAATAATCACCCGTAGCTTGTTCTGCACATTTATTTAGTGCAACATTCAGACCAACATTATTTCCGTCTCCTATGATTTTTATGGATGTATTAGGCAATGTATGTGTAAGTTTTTCCAATGATCCATTGCCGCCATTGTCATGTAAAATAACTTCAATTGGAGTTATCGTATTCTTTAAACCTTTGAAAAATATATTTTCTAATAATTCTTCAGATTTATAACAAGCAATCAAAATTGAAATCTTTGAATCAACCATTTATAGCTCCAACACAAGGTCTTGGTGTGCAAAATCTACTTGATTTATAAGTCGAACGTCTCTGATGTGATGCAAATCTGGAAATTCGAAAGATTCAATAAAATTTAATTCTTGATCGAAAGCATACAAGTAACTTTTAATTAAATTTCTTTTGTCTCGACTAGCCTGTTGAGCGACTCCAATATAAAATGTATCTTTGTTTTTTGCGAATCCTCTGGGAAAAACTTTTTCATCATGGTTCATAGTAGAGGCTAACGGAATTGATACATCAATCATTTCATTAGTATTTGTATTAATTTTTGTTATAGAACCAAACAATGAATTTAAAGTATAAAGAAAGTCATTTTCAAGAAATACATTATGACTGCCGCAACCTGTTTTCACCCATGACTGCAATATTTCTTTGTTCAAGTTAAGTTTTAAAATTTTTGAATGGCGACCTTTGTTTGTATTGCAACTATGCATATTGCAATTTCCATGCAAACACACATATAATTCGCCGTCTTTGAAAAATAATGAATTAAGATGTCTTTCGCTACCTGGAAAAGCAAAATCCGATACTAAATTGACATTTTGAACATTTATTATTTTTATAATATTTTGTCGTGTGTTACAGACATATAACGCATTTTCATAATATAAACACTGATGTAAATCAAATTTCATTCCTAGTTCAGATTTAACTCTAAAATTTTTTTCAAAAATATAGACACCTTGATACGCGGTAGCAAAAATATTTTTTTCATCCCACGAAAAACCATAGGCAAGCGGTAAAGCATGTAGAGAAATAAACTTACCATCTTTAATATGAAAAATTCCTTTATCAGTTGTAACAACAATATTGTTCCATAAATTCATTAACTATTACCTTAAAATACCAGATTTATTATATTTTATGAATCCTCCTAAGTGCCCAGAGAGCCTAGATTCATTTCCACTAATGTTATTGACAACCCAATTGTTTGGTTTTCTAAATGCATTTGTTTGCAGACATTTGTGCCAAAAATTGTCTGAATTTTGGTCATCAATGAATATAAAAAATTCTTTTTCATTGCATTTTTTAAATTCATTTAATTCTTTTAACATGTGACTCATAGTATGCAAACTGTCGTGACAATAGAATTGTGCAGTTCTAGCTAATTCTTTGTTGTCTGGATTTGTTAAAAAACTTATAGAATCCTGACCAGTCACCAAATTCCAGAAAACAGAATTTTTAAATTTTTGTGGAACTAACTTTCCAACTTCTTTTAAATCATCTGACAATTCAATCGAAGTAACAATTCCGCCATTTTTATGAATTGCTTCTAAAATAAATGATGTATAAAAACCCCCAGACACGCCTGTTTCTATCACAGAAAAAATATGGTAATGCCTCAATAGACAATAAATTACTACAGCGTTTAGAATTGTTCCTGGACCGCCTAGAGCAAAATGTTCGCGCCAATCTTCTACGTCTCGGTGTTTGCAAACGCTATATAGCGACTCGTTTGGCATCAATTCTCGCTCAACGCACTCCCATAAACTTTCTTTAATACCGAAAGCTTTTTGAACATCTTCTAGGCCGATTTCAATAAGAGGTTTTAATTCTTTAAGATAATGATTCATGTTAGACCTGAAACCATAATGTCATGGTTTTTTCTACAGAAGGATTGTTTGACAGCATATTTAGTCCATTGTCTTCGATATTAAATTTTCTCATTAAATCAGGCAAGAAGAAATAATTAGCAATGTCGTTGTCTTTAATGTATTTAGTAATTACTTCTGTTTCTCCGTTTATTACTGGCTCGAAGAAAACATCATGAACCATTACCCAGGCTCCTTTTTTCAATAAAGGAAAAAATTTGTCTACATATTTTTGAACAAATTCTTTATTGTGATCTGAATCTACTAAAAGAAAATCACAATTTTTAAGTTTTTCTAAATCCATCTTTTCTAAAACATCTCCTAAAATAACCTCAGCTTTATCGTAATTTAGAACTTGAATTACTTTTTTTGTTGCATTGAAGCACGATGTATCTATCTCATATGATTGAAAATATTCAATATCAACATTCTCTGTCTTTAGAGCACAATATGCAATAGCTGTAGTATATCCATAGCAAGGACTAAACTCTACAACTTTAGATGGTTTAATGAGTCTTAAAAAATTAAAAAGAAAGTCTTTTTCTCGATCAGTAAACTGTCCATACAAAGACATTCTATCAATCTGAAGATTAGTATTAAAGAATGATGGATTTACACCAATTTTTTCAACAAAATTAAAATTGGTAAAGTAAAGAGCTGTTTGATCAAAATCAAATTTACGTGAACTAAGTTCATAGGACATGTTAATTTTCCGATTAGTAATTTAAAAGAATTTTATTTTTTGAAACCCATTATAGCAATAATTCTGGTGAATTTGCTGTTGTTGGTATATTAAATTGTTTTAATTTATTTAAAACATTTTCTTTTGTGAGACTATCTAAATAATTAAATCTAATAAAAAAATTTATATCATTTCGATGTTGTCTGATTTTTTCATGTTTAATTTTATCTCTTTGTTGTGTTTTTAAAAAATTTTTTTTGCCGCCAAATTTTTTAATTGGAAAAAAATGTTGTTGGCCATCATATTCAATAGCAATAGTTAGTGTACTTATATTTGATTTTATAAAAATATCTATTTCTTGTTTTCCAGTTTTTGATGTATTTAGCCAGTCAAAACCTCTGTAATTAAAATATAATGTGCAATTTTCATATATTTCATTTAATATGTCGTATAATTTACTTTGTGATTTGTAGATGCTACATTGAGAACACCAAGAATTATTGAAATTCACATTTCCAAATGATGTTCTCCATGTGTGGCCTTTTGAACATTGCCAAACTAATATAGACTTTGCATTTTTATACTCTAGAGATAAACAATATCCATTTTTATTTTTAGCATATTGAATGCAGTCATTAATTGTATATTTAGCACATTTTGCACAATAAGGGCATACATATTTTGTTGTTGCCTTTACAGATGAATAAGAAGCTTGCCATATGTGATTGTATTCACATTGCCATTTTAAATATGTTTGGGAGTTAACAATTTCACTGGATAGGCAACAAATATTTTTCTGTTTTGCCAATTCAATACAATCTTTAATTGTTTTTTTTGCAGTATTAGAACAAATTGCGCACCAGTTTCCTTGTTGGACGTAATTAGGTTTAGATAAAAATATATGTCCCTTTTTACATTTCCATTTATGATAAATTTTTGAACCTAAATATTCTTCAGATAAAAAAAATCCATCTTTGTCTGAAGCTAAATCTATACAGAACTGAACATCTTTACGTTTCATTGAAATTTTTAAAATTGTGTTTTATTTTTTTCAATCCAATCTTTCATTAATTTTGGATGATTTTTTCGTAATTTAAATTTATATTTTATTGTATCTGAATCTTCACCTCCTTGAACATGAAGTTTTTTACATAAATCTTTAATTTGCGAGTCACTGTCAATTCCAGGAAAACGTTCTTGCGTTTCTTCTTGATACAATAAAGACCATAATTTATCCCAAGTTCCGCCTTTTTTTAATTGTTTTATTTTATTTGGTAAATTAAACCATGAATAGTGAAATACTGACGGTAGTTGTTCAAATATATTATTCATTATTTTTTCGCATTCTTCTGGATGATTTAATCGAATTTGTTCTATATGAGGATTGTAAAATCCAACATGTGGAACTATATCATATGTCATAACATCTACATATTCACATCCATCAGACATACCTTTTTTTGAATATACTTTTCCTGTTTCAGGATTTGTTGTTCTTGCATATTTGTTACATGAGTGTGTGATTTCAGGTAGATTGCGAGATAATCTCCATTTCCAGAAATGTCTTCTCGCGGTTACATAATCTTTTCCTGACCATAATTCTATAATTGGTAAATGTAGAATTGGTGCTTCCGTAGGAAATCTTTTAGTAATCATTTTAATTTTTTCATAATCATCTTCGTGTACGCATTCGTCAACATCTTGTTGCCACAAAAATTCATGTGTACATAAAGCTCGTGCAAATGCTTTTTGTATACTATCAACTAAAGGTTCAGTCGTGTCCCATTCATTTTGATATACTTGAATTTGTGGGTATTGTTTCATTAATGCTTCTAACTCTTCATAAGTACCATCTGTTGAACATCCATCTACGACTACTACTTCATCACAAAATCCACAAAGACTTTTAATGCTTTCAGTAAATGGATATCCCATATTTACAGCATTAAAAGTTGTGGTGTATCCTGAAATAGGATAATATTTTCGCTTATACGAAAAATTACTATTAAATTGTAGCTTTTCTTTCATGTTGTCCTCAAAAATTAATTGTTTAAATATTGTTTAAAGCCATAGGCTGCTTTTGATGCAATTGTTTTTTTGTAAATAGATGCAGTATTTTTATCTAATTTACAGAATACTTCTTTAAATTCTTCTTCTACATCTTTATTGAATTCCTTTAAAAATTCACCTGTTCGCGTAATGGATATTGGTGCATCATTATCTCTTACGATATGATCAACAATGGTTGAAACTCTTCCCAATGTTACAACATTTTTTGCAAATTCTTCTGCTGTTTTCAATAGCGATAATTTTTGTTCAGATAAGTTCTTAAATTTATCAGATCTGTACGCCACTTCTTTCCATCTATCTGATTTATATTTTGCAATAAGACGGTTACCATTATGTAATGTTTCTTGAGTTGGTTTAACTACTACACCTTCCCAGATATTTGGTTTGTCAACAACTCCATTTTCTTGTGCAATTATTGAATCATTATTGATGATTGAATTTAAATATTCTAAAGTAACTTTACCAACAAATATTGTTGGAACTGTTTTAAAGTTAAGTTCCTGACAAATATTTTGTACTTCCGACCAATTTAAGAATATCCCATCTGGACCTCTAATGTCAAAGATACGCAATTCTCTTTCATCAGAATTTAAATATTTTACACCTTTTTGCACTCGATGTCCTATCCACTCTCCATAAAAAGTATAATTTGTATATTTTTCTTTTATAACATCTTCAATTTTATTTTCTACTACAAATGCTGGTAAATCAAAAAATTTATTTATAATTTTTTCATTCTTATAAATTGTATTATTTCTACTTCCTATTAGCAGACCATCTTCAGATGTATACAAAAGTCTTATTGATGTTCCGTGCAGTTTTTCGGTGACCACCACATCATAATCAAATAAAGAAGACATTTTCCTTAAATTATCAATACTGGTGTACTTTAGAAAGTTCATGAAAATCTCACGGTTAAGGTTGTCTTAGCAATGTTACACATGCTTTAAATACACTTAATGGGTCAATCATATTAATGCATGGGTTTTCCTTGTTAACACGGCAAGAATGCTTATAGCAAGCCTTTTCGCATCCCATACGGTTTTCTGGTTCCAATAGAATAAATTTTGATGATTCAATGTTTTTGAACCATGGACCTGTTGATTTGGCATATGAAGAGCCGAACAAAGCCACTACAGGGACATTAAGAGCAGCACAAATATGCATAGGTAAACTATCAATTCCTAAATGTAGCAAGCCGCTTTTAAGAACTGAAGCAAGTTGATGCACACTTGTCTCGCCGCGCAAATCAATGTCGGCATTTTCTAGCTTACCTTCGTCTCGTGAACCTACCTGTACAATTTTTAAATTAGGTATATAGTCTTTAAGGTTGCTGACAATTTCTTGCCAGTCTACATATTTTCTGGCTTCCCATTGATCTTTGCCAGATCCTACATGAACAGTCACATAAGGAACTGTATCATCCTGTGTCTTTAGATTCTTTACTTTATTAAATATAGAATCATCTGTTTTGATATAATAATCACCTAATTTGCATTGACAGTGGTTGGCGAATTCTTCAACAATAAGTCGTCCTTGCCCTTTGCGCACCCAATTTGAAAAAGTAAATTGAGTTGCAATATTTGGTGTTAAAACTAAATCAAATACTTCTTCCATGATTTCAATATTAATCATAGATTGATTCCATGGAATTACTTTATGAACATGAGGATTGCCGTCTAAAATATTCCAATATCGTGGGTCTGTTGCAAAATAAATTTTATGATTTTCTGGAAGTTCTTTAATTAACCCATCCAATACTGCTGTTGACATTAAGACATCACCTGCAGATATTGGCATGGTATAAAGAACATTGTAGCCATCAGGAGTGTCGATAAATGACTTAAGATAATCAATAGGATTAAGTTGAGGGGCTAAACTCTCCTGTGTTGCTAACTTTAGAACATTCACAAAGTCTTTATAAACAACGTTAACATCAAACTCTTCTTTGATTTTTGTTGCTAAATCTTTTGCCCACTGAACTGGCAAAGAATATGCAGATGTCATTTTTTTCATTCGATGTTTGGCATCTTGTTCTTTGACAACTGCCCAACGGCTACCTTCAATCAAAATATCCTTCCAAACTACAGATTTTGGAATTTCCTTTAAATCATATTCAACAGCACTAAACTTTCCTTTATTAAGAAAATCCAAATGACCAGACCAATTCGTAGCGATAATTGGTAATTCACATGCAGCAGCTTCTAATAATGGCAACGCAAAACCTTCTCCCGCAGACAAAGAAACGAAAGCTTTGATTTTTGGATGATTATATAAAGCCGACATTTCTTTATCAGTTAAGCTGGCATGAATTAAATAAATTGGAGGAACTTCTTCTAACTTGAAGTTTGACTTAATCTGCTGTATTCTATTGAGACATGACTTGTAATCTGCTACTGAATTTCTACCAATATTAATCTTTAGAACTAAGCCGACATCTTTTCGTCCTTTAAATTCTTCAATAAAGAATTTAATTAAGTTTCCAATGTTTTTCCTGTCTTCGCCAAATCCACCATGACCCCATTGACCTATGTGAAGGAAATTGAAATCAGATTCAAAATCAAAATTTCTTGTAGTATATTCATGATATTCTTCGTTTGTTAATTTTTTGAAAATTTCTGTATCTACACCTTCATGACAAACGACAACAGGTTTTGTAATCTTTAAATTTCCTTTTTGGCCTGTTTCTTGGTTATGCCATTCTACAGTGGTATTTGTGAAAGATTTTAAACTGTGATCGCTAGGAACTATGATTAGATCCATTTCTTCACATTTTTGTATCCAAGTGTGAGAAACTCTGTCTGTTTCAACGCCTGCAGTAATACCAATATTGTATTTGCCAAGGCGCTGAAATTCATTTGGAATTGTAATGTGAAGAAATAAATCCCAATTGGTTTGCTTATTTTTTGTAGCCAACACATATTTGTCAGCACATTGCAAGATTTTAAGTCTTAATTCTGTACTTTCCGTAAGAAATGGACAGATGCCCCAGTTGATTGGCTCTACATATACATCAAACATAGGATCATTGATGAGCGATTGAAAAATTTGACGACTATGCACACCGTATCCACTTTGAGTCAAAAGAGGTCCTTTAACTAAAGTTCTAATTTTTTGCATAATATTCTCCGAATACCTATATAAAGTTTAAATTATACTTTGCTGAATTTAATTCGATGATAGTTCTTATTGTTTCTATACAGCGAAATGTACTTTTCAAAAGCATCATCCCATCGTGAAACCATCTGCTTCATGCCAAAAGCTTTCAATGCCCAATTGTGTGCTTTACGTCCTAGTAATTTTCTTTCATCCCAAGACATTTTATACATTTTCAATAAAGCATTAAGAATATCTTCATCTGTGCATCGTTCGTCATAAATGTATGGAATTTGCTGTGAGCCTGTTAAACTTCGTACTGCTGGTTCAATTAAAGCTCCAAGGACATTTCCTTCGTCATCAACTGGCTGATCTTGCAATCCACCTGTCTTATTGACAATGACTGGAGTACCGCACATTAACGATTCTAAACAACTTAGTCCGAATCCCTCGTTACAATTATGGAGAATTTGATTTTCTGCAACATAAGAATTGTCTTCTTCCACTTCTAAATTATATACGGTTAGTGGCTTTTCTAGTTCGATTAATTCAATTTTATCGATAGAACATAGATAATACTTTCCTCTAATCCAACTTCTATTGGAACAATTTTCTGTTACAGTTGTTGCATATTTTACTAAATATTGTGTCTTTCCATTTTCATACCCAGAAGCATTTTCTTCCATTCTGAAATATGGTTTATATCCTAGCCGCAATACTGCACTAAAATATTGTAAAGCTAGTTCTTTTGAGATTGTAGTAATTTTAATATTTTTTTCGTAAAATGTTCCGTCTGAATCTTGATATCCTTGAATAAAACTTTGTAAAATAGTTTTATCCTTATTATACAAAACATGCTTTGGAATTTTCTTTCCAGCAGAATATTCCCCACACACTTTCTTAAATAACATAGAAGTAAGTTTGTCTGCTTGATATAGCGTTACTGTGTTTACTGTTTCTCCAATGCTAAAGCTAGGAGTTACCCCGAATACTTCTTTCATAATATTGATGCACTTTTTTACACCATCTGTATCGTCTGGAGTGAAGCAAATTGACATTGCGTTTGTGCTTCCGTCTCCAACCCACCTTCCCATCAAATAAGATAAATTATTGTTTAGTTTCAACTTTCTATTTATAAAATGTTTATTATCATTAAAGCACGCTGAAATCTTGGATTTATCTTCGTTTAATTTAAGATATTTATAAATTTGATGCTCTTCTTGTAGTGCATTTAAATCATATTCAATATTTTCATAAACGCATTCTGAATCTTGAATGATGGGAAATGCAACTAAATCTGACTTTTCTAAATCTTTAGCTTTGATGAATTCAAATTTATCTAAAATAGAATCAGTTACTTCGTTCATTGGAACATTATTTCTTTTGATTCCATAAAAAGGATGTTCTTCGGTTATAGTAATTTCAGGCATGCAAAATGGTTTAATTTTTAAAACTTTTTCTGTTTCCTGACGTTCATATGTTTTTACAACTTTTCGGAATTGTCCTTTGTGCGTAAGAACGTTTTCACCAATTTTAATATTTTCAATGCTTTCGTAACCATTGTTTGTCAATATTTTTGTGCCTGCTGGCAAACAACTTACATTAATAGTTACATCAGCAATATTATAGAATAAGGCAACTTGTTCTGGAGGGACTCGTTTATTTGAAAAGCTAATTTGGTGAGGCTTTAATCCTAACATTCTAGATACAGCCAATAAATCAGCGCCTTCTTGGTCATGAGGATCACAATGCATCAACAAAAATGCATCATCTTTATCAATTGCCTTGAGTAAATACGAAAATACCTTGACAACATCAGATGTCATTTTGCGTCGAGCATTTCGACTATTATAAAAAACAACAAACTTATCTTTGTTTTCTCCTAATGCAAAAGCTTTTTGTTTTAAGAGATTTTCTTTTTCCATGGGCTTGAAAATATTTTCATCTACGGCATGAGGAATGTATGCTGAATTATTTTCAAGACCTAATTTACATACAATATCATGTGTAAGTTTTGAAATGCATCCAAGAAAATCTACTGATTCATAAAATCCTTTGTTAAAATCAGGAACAGGATAAGCATCCCAAACATGATTATAAAGAATTGGAATTCCTCTATCGCGAATTTCATCCGACATATTGAAGAGCCAAATATAAAACCGAGGATCTGTAAACATGAATATAGCGTCTGGCTTTTCTACTTCTAGCATTTGCCGAACAATATGTTCATTTCCATATCCATCTACAGGATAGATGATCCAATCATCGCCATATTCATTGATTTTCAATGGACGATAATCTTCATGCCGAATAGCACCACCTAAACTTCTAATCTTATACTTTCCAGTATTCAGAAGTCCTTCAAATAAATATTTTGACTGGCTGCCGACACCACTAGGGACCAGGGGATGATCTCCGAATGTTAAGATCTTATGTTTGTCTGTCATGTTTATTCCTTAAATGTTAATGATTGATTTAGTGCTTCCAAAGTATCTTTTAGCGTATTGTCCTTGTCTTCAAGGGATTGCTGTGCAGCCTGTATTGTTTTGAATGGCCCAAACCTAATAATGGAAGGTTTCAGTGCAACAAATGTTTTGTTGGTAAGTTCCAAAATATTTCCATATTCTTCATGAAGCCAATATGTTTGCCCATCTTCTACTACTTTTTTCCATTCATTCATTTAAATCTCCTGCTTAGTATGTCATATGACCATCACCAGTAATAATATGAGAGCCAGAAATCATGATACTTCCACTTATCAATTCTACTACAAATAAATTCAATACATCTTGAACTTTTAATCCCATTGAATATCTAACAAGTTTATCAAATTTATCATAATCATCTTGTTCGATTCTTGCTGACAACATTTTTATATTTCTGAATGTCTTTGAATAAGTCCTAAACATTATTAAACCGCCTGTATACAAAGTTTTGTATACAACTATATAGGACGGTTGTATACAAAAAGTATGAAAATTGTATACAAACTTTGAAGAACTTTAGAAATTAATTCGTTTGGCAGGGCAGTGGGAAGTTCCATGAAAAATACAAGATTTTCCTTCTTGTATTTCTGGAGAGGCGAATTTATGGCATGCTAATTTATTTTTTGGAAATATTTCATTGTTTATCGAAAATAAAGCTTTATAGAGCCAAGCAAGAGAATTTTTAATCTTTATTTTGCCAGATGTAATTTCTAGTAATTCTACAGGGTTTTTTGAACGTGGATTCCTTTCTACTGTCAAAAAGAATGTATTTACATTTTTATACTCTGGACACTGTTTCATTAAAAAATTTTTATATAAAATTAGTTGATAATCTTTAAATTTATCTTTAAACATTTTAAATGCAAAATGAGAAGAACAAGATTTAATATCAATAATTACTATAGTGTCGTCTTCAAGCTTTAGGACAACATCTATAAATCCTTTAAATTTTTGTGGCCATTGTTCTCCTACATCTGATTCTAATCTTTTTTCTATATTAATAACTGAATAATTTCCAAAACGTTGTTTCAATATATTGTGAATATCATAAAGAACTTTCGAAGCAGAAACTTCCCATCCTACGCATTGTTTTTGTTTAAACAATGTACAGAATTTTTTCCAAGTTCTTGTTAGCCTTTCAGATGCTTGCTGTGGAGTTGTGGTGTTTTTTAAAACTGCCTGAAGGTTGTGGTGTAGAATGGTTCCCCAATATGTATAAACGTTTCCTTGAAAAGCTACAACCTTATCAATTTTGGTAAGTTTGAAATAATGTGGACAATAATTCCAATCCATTAATGCTGAAAAAGAAATAACTTTTAGTTTTGATGGTGTCATTAATGTACCAAGGTGACGTCTAATTCTCCGTCATCAATTTTTTCACAAAATCCAATTACAGCTTGTAAAACCATGTATTTCAATTTTTCTCTAGGCACATCTGCGTCTTTTGATGTTGCAAATATTTGTGCAGTCCATTCTAAGTCATTAAAATCAAAAACAACTTTAAATCTTGCTTTTGATTTCTCTCTATGTCTCTTCATTAAGGGTCTCACAAAATTGAAGCGCTGCCTTCATGAAAAGAAATTTTAGCACCTTATAGTCAATGACTGGATAGTTGCCAGACTTTAAAATTTTCACTTTCCAGTCTTGACCTTGCAGCGTTAGCGAAACTACTACGTCAAAATTATCATCAATTTTATCTGGTACTTCGACTAATAAATCTTTTGTGTTCATGAAATTCTACTTTAACAATTTTTGTATATTATAGCATTTCATATGTTTGATGTTTTTGTTTGTTTGAGTGCCATATAATAACCAAATCCAACGATTAGCATATTTTGGTATTACAACACCATCGTAATTATCTCCGTCTGTTAGTACTACAACTGCTTTTGGATATTTTTTATAGTTTTTTAAAATATATTCTTCAACTATATTGAAAGCTGTTCCACCACCACCTTGCGGTCTATCCGAAGAACTAATATTATATTTATAACATTGTGTATCAAAAGATATAGCTTCTATTTTAAAGAACGGAGGACTGTTCTTTAAAACGCTTACAAATAATGATAATATGTCATAATTGATAGATCCAGATGCATCTATAGCAATAAATAACTTTTCTTTTTCTATTTCTTTGCAAGATGGCAAAATGCAATCAGGATAAACACTAATTGTTTTTTTGTTTGGCTTATTCCACACATCTTCATATTTTCTGATATCGGTTAAAGCAAATAAAATCTTATTCCAATTTAAAGCATTATTTGTAAGAGAAATTTCTCTAGAACTTCCTTTTGCATCTTCTCCTGCTTTAGACGCATTTTTATCTTTACTGTTTATCATTGCTTCCTTCATTTTTGAAATAAATTCCTGTTCTTTATCAGAACAAGCAGAATTTTCAATTTTTCCAGAAATGAAGTTTTTAATTTTTTGAATGAAGTCTTTATTTACAGAGCCATCAGCTTCAAAAAATTGTTCCCATGAATCATGGTCTGCATCTTCTCCTTCGTATTTATCTGGAAGCAAATAGAATACTTCAAAGACAGTTAAATCATGGCACTGGCATTGAACTACTTCTTCTCCGTACAGTGGACGCAAAGATTTGTCATTAACTGTACCAAGAGCTTCTAGTTTATTGAAATTGTATAAATATATAAGTGAATCATTCACAACACAGTCAGCAGCTACATTCAATTTTCTAATGTGGTCGAATACTTTAACTTCATCCCATTTTGCTGCTTTTTTTCTTTCTTGTTCTTCTTTGAATAGAAAAACATGCATGTTAATTACATGAACCGCTTCATGTGCAATAACAAACTTAAACTCTTCGTCTGTAAGAGTTTTTTCAAATTTTTCATTGAATAAAAATACAATTCTTTTGTTAAATTTGTCCCATCCTACACCTGCTGTAGGAGGATATGAATTTTCTGGAATTAATTTAGGATATCCTAATTTTGTAATTTCAGCAGCAATATAGCAATTGTTTTCATACAGTTCTTCAACTGCTTTTTCAAAACGCTTTTCGATATGCATGATGGATTTCTGTAGTATGAAAAAGGAATCTAAAGACGTCTAACTTTAAAAAGATTGGTAAGCTAAAATCCGAATGCTTCTGATATTTTAGGATACAGCTTAAGATCAATTTTTTCAGCTTCAAATAGTTCTTTTAAATATCGTTTTACTATTTTGAATTTTTTAGAAGAAATTTTGACAACAATTTCTTTTGGCATGTTTTCTATGATGTCTCGACAATCAAACATTTCCTGTTCATTGAATATTGCCATAACTGGATGTAGTTTTAGTGCAATACTTGGCTTTTCTTTTAGTTTAGTAACAAAATATTCTTTTTTTGTTAAAATACTTTCTTTGTTAATGTCGATGTTTTCATCGTTGTTGTACCCAATAGCAGCTTCAATTCGATTCTTTAAATCAGGTATTGGAAAGATATTTCCTGGTGGCATAACGTCGCTGACATCCATCCCATCATTTACCATGCACCCTACGTATTCCATTCTTCGTGGCGAAATTAAGTTTCTCTGATCATCACTTAAATCAAAATCCCACCAATCTTTCAAAGCTTTAGCAACCTTTTTTCCAAAAAGGTTTGACATATATTCTAAATTAACTTCTGGTTCCATTTTGATGAAAACATGAAATCTATCAACTAAAGCAGGATCTAAATCTTCTACTTGATAATCGCCGTTAGGTGGATTTATAGCTGCCCACACCATTTTTAAATTTTCTAATTTTACACCATTGACTGATTTAAATTGAATGATTTCCAAAACAGAATTCAATACACGAGGATGTGCTCGATTTAATTCGTCGAAGAAAATTATTTCTGCTGTTTTAATGTCGTCTGGACGAAAAAACTTTAATGAATTTGTTTTAAAGTCGGGAGCTGGAATGCCGACCAAATCGGCAAAAGGATCTAGAGTGCTGGCTGAATAATACTTTAATACTAAATTATTTTCTTTTGCTAACTCTTTCGCGATAGTTGTTTTGCCAATTCCATGTTTCCCAGAAATTAAAACGTTGTAGTTTTTGTCTAAATACAGCTTGAGTTTGTCTTTAAGCGACACGGTAAATATCTCCTGTTAGTAGACAGTGTGGTCATATATGATTTTTAGACCGGCTGCAACCTCGAAGATACATTTCAACGGCAGAATGAATACAATTATTTTCATATGTACGAGCTTCGATTTCACACCGAGAGTACCATTCAGCTAAAGAAGAATTTTTTATTTTAGATGCATGATTGAACGATGTATTAAAAAAATTATCTCCCATGTGTTCTCTTTGTTCAGCATGTTTTAATTCATGTAATGTTGTAGATATGTAATTATAAATTTTTGACATTTTATCTAATTCAATTTTTTTATCGTTTTTGAGAATGTTTGAACAACAACATGGAGATATTTTAATATGATGAATTTGTTTTTTGTTATTCCATAGATAATTTCCATAACAATTTAATCTATTGTCAAATGATATGCAAACATCTTTTTTGAGTAAATTAAATTTTTCTACTATTTTAATAAAAGGTTCCAATATTAATATTGTTTTGTTGATATATTTAATTTTTACTAACATTTTAATTAAGTTTTTCACTTTTATTTTTTAAATTTGGAATCTTTTTAGTTTCAGAATTTATTAAAATGTTAAACATTTCCGCGAATTCGATACAACACCGCCTTAAATCATTGGTTACTGTTCTGGTTTCTTTATGATTTTCGTGAACCGTAATTATATTTTTTTCTAATGTTACTGTGTTTTCATTTAATGTATTTATATTTTGTTGTATCTTATTAAATAATTCGTTTGCAAGTTTTGTAAATATAGTTAAATCTTTTGATTGTTTTGCAGATTGTTTTTTTAACAATTCTTCTAATTCTTGATCAATAATCCTCAAATCAGCATCGAGCTCATTAGAAATACCAAGAACATCACTGCTTTTTCCATAAATTTCAGCCATAGCATAATTAGAAATTTGAGATTTATAAGTATTTATATAGCATTATGGTTGTTTTTAGCCTCAGCTTCTTTTCCTTTAGATTTCTCTACCTCTTTAATCTCTTTGAATTTCAAATCAAAACCAAGCATTTCCTTGAATTTATTTTTAAAAAGCTCAAAAAGTGGCTTTAATTCTGCACTTGCCTCAATAATAATCTCCTTGCCTTTTTCATCAATTTCAAATTTAAACTCTTGCCCAAAGAAAAAATCTAAAATTGCTGTCCGCCAAAAAGCGTTAGCTTTGCTTGAGAGGGAAAGAGAACTTATGAAAACTTCTATAAAGTTAAAAAGAGAACTAAAAGAAAAAGAAAAATTTGAAAAGAAAAAAGCAAAAAAATTTGAAAAGGAAAAAAAGAGGAGGCTT